TATAAAACAACTTTAAAAAGTGGTATGTATTCTAAATTATCACGTCAATATTTTAATGGTATTAAATATAAAATATATCACAAAGAAAGGTTAATAAAAGAAGAAGATATTAATTTTAATAATAAAAAAGTGTTTATATCTTTTGATTCGTCATCATTAGGTGACACAATTTCTTGGTTACCATACTGTGAAGAGTTTAGAATAAAACACAATTGTGAAGTTGTGGTTTCAACATTTAAAAATTTCTTTTTTGAGAAATCATATCCAAATATTACATTTGTACAACCAGGAAGTGTTGTGAATAATATTCATGGCATGTTTAAAATAGGTTGGTTTTATGATAATAATCTTGAACCTGAATACCCATCATCAATACCATTACAAAAAGCAATAACCAATATCTTAGGTTTAGATTTTAAAGAAATACAATCTAACGTGTATTTTGAACCAAAAGAAAGACCTTATAATGAAAAATATATTTGTATTGCAACAAACTCAACTGCGGGTTGTAAGTTGTGGAATAACCCTAATGGGTGGACTGAACTTGTTAAATACCTTAAAGATTTAGGTTATAAGATTATTAATATCTCAAAAGATGGTGATAAGGTCGAAGGTGTTATTAATTTAGAAGATGATTCTATGTTAAATACAATGAATGTTATTCATCATAGTGAATTTGTTATAGGACTATCAAGTGGATTATCTTGGTTAAGTTGGGCATTAGAAAAACATGTTGTTATGATATCTAACTTTACTGAACCAAACCATGAATTCACTATTAATTGTACCCGTATTACTAACCCTAATGTATGTAATGGTTGTTGGAATAATCCAATGTTTAAATTCGATAAAGGTGATTGGAATTGGTGTCCAGAACATAAAAATACTGAAAGACAATTTGAATGTCACAAATCAATTACTCCTGAAATGGTAATAAATAAAATAGAACATTTAATATAATTTTTAAATGAAAAAAATTTTAATTAGAATTGATACCCCAATAGGTGATACAATTGCAGCAACACCTTACGTTGAAAAATTTTCAATAGAAAATAATGATAAAAAAGTTCTGTTTGAAATTAATGATAATTTAATACCTTTATTATCACCAGTTTATCCAATTATTAATTTTGTTGGTAGACATCATAATGAAAAGTATGATGAAAAAATTGAATTTAGATATAATCACAATACCTCTGTACAGTCAGGATTTGCAAATCAATTAGGGTATGATAATCCAAAATATATTAGACCTAAAATATTAAAACCGGAATCTAAAAAAACTATTAAAAATAAATATATTTCAATAGGTGTACATTCAACATCACAACTTAAATATTGGAATCACCCTGACGGCAAAAGAGTTCAGCCGTTATCACCCTATTGGAATGAATTATGTGGTATTTTAAGAAAAAAAGGATACACACCTGTGGTTGTTGAACAAAATGAAATGTTTGGTGTCGATCCATTTAGAAATGGATTACCAAACAAATCAAACAAAAAATTTGGTCAATCATTTTTAGAATCAATGGAACTAATATATCATTCAGAGTTTTACATTGGTTTAGCATCTGGCATGTCTTGGGTTGCACATGCGTTAGGTAAAAAAGTTGTAATGTTGTCAAACTTCACAGAAGATTGGTGTGAGTTTGATTTATCATTAGATGACTACATTAGAATTACAAATAAAAACGTGTGTCACGGTTGTTGGAATAAGATAGGTATTGATTATACTTTTGATAATTATGATTGGTATTGGTGTCCTGAACACAAAGGAACTGAAAGACAATTTGAATGTCACAAATCAATAACACCAGATATGGTAATTGAACAAATCCAACATTTATTGTTGTAATTTATTAAAATATTGGTATTTATATTTGAATGCCAAACGCAATAAAATATAATGTAAGTGCTGAAACATTAGCTCTTAAGAAAGGAAACTTTTGGATTGGAACTGGTGATGTTGGAAAGGGTCCAACAAACGTAACAGGATACTACAATGGTATCACACCACCAACAGGAGGATTTACAATCTATCTTAATAAAGAGAGTGGTGGGCCATCAATATATACGGTGACAACTGAAGCTCAATTGGTGTCATTAACTAATACAATTGGAGCTCAAAGTTTTACAACATCAAGTCAATGTTTAAATTGGTTTGCAACTCAAACCGATAAGATGGTTTTCAACATTGATTATCCTGCGATTGTGACAAATGGACTGGTATTAAATGTAGATGCAGGATTTACGCCTTCATATCCAACAACAGGAACAACTTGGTATGATGTGAGTTCGAGTGTTAATAATGGAACCTTGGTTAATGGGCCTACATTTAGTTCTGCTGGAGGTGGTAGTATTGTGTTTGATGGGGCGGATGATTATGGTGTGACCTCACCTACTAATTTTACTGCAAATAATGATTTTACTTATGAAATATGGGTTAATAGTAACCAATATATTGAAAGTAGAGGTATATTGTCAAACAAAGGATATTGGCAAGCCGGAGGTCAAGGAGCAGCAATTGGTAACATTTCAAATCCTCAATACATATATGGTTATGTTACAACAAATACAGGACATTTTGATATAAGTTCAAATGTTGGACCTACTTATGGATGGACTAATGTTATAATGAGACGTTCTAATAATGACTTAAGATTTTTTATAAACGGAGCACAACAAGGGAGTACCCAAACTATCTCAGGAACAGTAACTGATGTAAGTGATAAATTTTGGTTAGGTTCATATAATAACGGTAATACACCTTGGTTAGGTAATATGGCAATAGCTCGAGTTTACAACCGAGCACTAACAGCAGCAGAAGTTCTCCAAAACTACAACGCAATGAAAGACCGATTTGCGTTTATCTTTACCGTTAAAACTGACAATGCGGGAGTATCTACGTCTACTCAGTTCAGAATGCCGTTAATAAGTTCTACGGGATTATATTTCACGGTAAATTGGGGAGATGGTACACCCGTTGAAACCATAACCAATCACACTTTAGCAATTCATACTTATGCAACTGCGGGTACATATACAATCAGTACAGTTGGAAATCTTAAAAATTGGTCGTTTAATGAAGGTGGTGATTTACTAAAAATGCTTAATGTATTTCAATGGGCAGGGTTGGAAATTAATGAATTTAGAGCATTTAGGGGATGCACTAATTTAACCGCAACAGCAACGGACGCACCTTTAATTACGACTACAACTTTGGACCGTTTCTTCCAAAATTGCCCCAATTTCAATGGAGCAATTGGCAATTGGAATGTGTCGGGTATAACAGATATGCAACATATGTTTGAAGGTGCAACGGCATTTAATCAACCAATTGGAAGTTGGAATGTTTCTAATGTTACTACTATGCAAAATATGTTTAGCCTTTCAACCGCATTCAACCAAGATATTGGAAGTTGGAATGTTTCTAATGTTACTACTATGCAAAATATGTTTAGCAATTCAACCGCATTCAACCAAGATATTGGAAGTTGGAATGTTTCTAATGTTACAAATTTTGTTAACTTCATGATTGGTAAAACTGCCGCCAACTATTCCCCATCAAATCTCGATAGCCTATATAATGGATGGAGTCAGTTAACATTAAAACCAAATTTGACTATTGATTTTGGAAATATATTATACACAACAGCAGGTCAAGCAGGTAAAGATATATTAGATAACTCACCTAATAACTGGACCATAACAGATGGTGGTGTCTTAAGAGCCGAAACTTTTCAGTTTAGTGTTAAGACTGACAATGCGGGAGTATCTACGTCTACTCAGTTCAGAATGCCGTTAATAAGTTCTACGGGATTATATTTCACGGTAAATTGGGGAGATGGTACACCCGTTGAAACCATAACCAATCACACTTTAGCAATTCATACTTATGCAACTGCGGGTACGTATACAATTAGTACGGTTGGCAATCTTAGAAATTGGGCGTTTAATGAAGGTGGTGATTTATTAAAGATGTTAAATGTATTCCAATGGGAAGGTTTGGAAATTAATGAATTTAGGGTATTTAGAGGATGTACTAATTTAACTGCTACGGCAACTGATGCCCCTTTGATTGCTGCGGGTGCATTTTTTGACCGTTTCTTCCAAAATTGCCCCAATTTCAATGGAGCAATTGGCAATTGGAATGTGTCGGGTATAACAGATATGCAACATATGTTTGAAGGTGCAACGGCATTTAATCAAGACATAGGAGGATGGAACGTATCAAATGTGACAAACTTTGGGAGTTTCATGGCGGGAAAAACCGCAGCCAACTATTCAGCCGCAAACCTTGATAGCATATACAATGGATGGAGTTCAAGAGCTGTTAAACCAAATATAAATATAACTTTTGGTTCAATCAAATACAACTCAACCGCACAATCAGGTAAAAATATATTAACAGGTTCACCTAATAACTGGACCATAACAGATGGAGGACAATTATAAAATAGATAATTATGCAAGAAATAAAATACCCAACAGATACAACTTATTTTATAGCATATACCAATAGTAGAGTATGTGCTTGGGGTTCAGTAAATCCCGACCAAGAGATGTCAAGCGGACAACCTAATCTTTATCAAACAACCGATGAAACTCAGTGGTTAACAGAACTACAAAACTTTTATGTAGTTTGGGGTTATCAGTTCTATAATTTAGAAACTGCTGAGACATATAAAATTATGATAAATAATTATTATGATAGTGATGTTGCTGAAGTAAAGTATGCCGAATACAATAATCCCACCTTTTGGTACATAGAGGGTGACTTTACTGAAGCAACCGAAGATGAACCAGAATCATTCCAAGTTTATCCAAATTAATGGATTATAATGCCAAATGCCATCAAATATAATACAAGTGCTGAAACACTAGCGTTGAAAAAAGGAAACTTTTGGATTGGAACTGGTGATGTTGGAAAGGGTCCAACAAACGTAACAGGATACTACAATGGTATCACACCACCAACAGGAGGATTTACAATCTATCTTAATAAAGAGAGTGGTGGGCCATCAATATATACGGTGACAACTGAAGCTGAACTAACAGGATTAACAAACACACTTAGTGTTTCAACAAACTTAATTAAAAACAACAATGGTGGGAATTTTGCTGATGGAACAATAGCTCCATTTACAGGTGCTTACGGAACTCTTCCAACCATAGTTGATATCACAAATGATAAACCATATTATGGTTCAACATCAACCAAAGCGGCAAAATTTGTTGCTGGCGGCGGGATGAATATTTACACCGACCCAAGTCCCTTTACAATGACTGTTGGTGTTACATATACATTTTCATTTTGGTATAGACAAACAAACGCAAATCAGTTTAATATTGGGTTTAATAACCAAGGTGGTAGCGGAGATGTAAATGGTAATTTTCAGGCATATTCGGTTTATGGGTATTTTGCTCCTCCAACTCAAACTTGGCAAAGATGTAGTTGGACTTTTACAAATGTTATTGATAAAGTATATTTTTTTATTTATGACCAATCTTCAGCGGCTGGTTCAGAATGTTTAATGACAGAATTTACCCTAACTGAAGGGTCAATGCCAGGTGGGCCAGGTCTTGCAACATCAGGAAATTGTTTGAATTGGTTTGCTTCAGTACCAACCGATAAAATGATTTTTAATAGAGATTATGAATCTATTGTAACCAGTGGATTAACACTTAATTTGGATGCTGGATTCTCACCTTCATTTGCAACAATTCCTTTAAACTCCAATAATTCTACAGTTACACCTTGGTATGACTTAAGTGGAAATGGTAATAACGGAACGTTGGTTAATGGACCTACATTTAGTTCTGCTAATAGTGGTTCGATTGTGTTTGATGGTGTGGATGATTATGCTACAGTGACTAGTCTAAATTTAACAGGAATTACTGAAAATTTTACATTTATTACAGTAATTAAATTTCCAACATTTAATAACGTTGGTGCTATAGTGTGGCAGGCTTTTAGTAGTTATTGGGCTTTGATGACAAATACTAGTGTTGGTGCAGCTAATTTAACTTTTACTACAAGAGGCACCAGAGGGCAAGCAGCGGTATCATCAACTTTAACAGCGAACCAATGGTATTATGTTGTTTGTAAAAGAGAAGGTGGTGTAAACTCTCTTTATATTAATAATACTGTATACACATACACTAGTGATGTTAGTTTCCCTGGAGATACTTTATTTACAATAGGTACTACTGGAACTTCTTATTGGTTTGATGGAAACTTAGCACTTATCCAACTTTACAACAGAGCCTTATCCGCCTCAGAAATAACACAAAACTATAACGCAACTAAATCAAGATTCGGACTATAATGCCAAACTCAATAAAATATAACGTAAGTACGGAAACACTAGCTCTTAAGAAAGGAAACTTTTGGATTGGCACTGGTGATGTTGGAAAAGGACCGACATCAAGTACTGGTTATTATAATGGAATAACTCCACCAGCAGGAGGATATACAATATATCTTAATAAAGAAACTAGTGGTCCAAGTATCTATACCGTATCGACTGAGTCTCAGTTGGTGTCATTAACCAATACAATTGGGGTTCAAAGTTTTACAACATCAGGTCAATGTTTAAATTGGTTTGCAACACAAACTGACAAGATGGTTTTCAATATTGATTATCCTGCAATTGTTACAGATGGGTTAGCGATGAATATCGACGCATCATTTACTCCATCATATCCCACCATAAATACTGTGTTATATGATGTGAGTCCACGCGGGAATAATGGTGTTTTAATAAATGGACCAACTTTTGGAACCACAGAAGGTGTTTCTTGTTTCAAACTGGACGGTATTGACGATAGGATAGATGTACCTAAGGATTTGGTTGGATTCACACATAATATCCAATACGATATAGATTGGACAATTGAGTGCTGGATGTATATGTACACTCCCGATGCTACACCGCAAACCTATAAATATATATATGGTAATTATAATGGATGTAATTATGATGCATTAAAAGGTAATGCGGCTGGTTTCAGTTTAATTAGTGCTAATGAACCTTCTAATATTTCTTCAAACTTTACATTTGGACCAAGAAACAACCCAGGAGGTAGTCAATGCCCAGGTGTTGAAATTGGATGGAATAATTCTGAAACTGCTTGGGTATATGCATCGGCGGTAAATAAGTGGTGTAATTGGGTAATGACTTCTGATGATGGGACATATTACAAAATTTATGTTAATGGGGTGCAACAAGGGAGTACAAAAACAGTTGATTTTAAAAATAGTCAATCGAGAATTGATAATAATTTAACCGCAACAAGTGATTATAGCTGGGGTGGTAATGTAATAGGATACAATCAAGTTGATTTTACAGTAATGAGAATGTATAATAAACCTTTATCACAATCAGAAATAATACAAAACTATCAAGCAATGTTTCCAAGATTTTTAGGTGAAAATATTGTCACATCGGGATTGGTTTTATATTTGGACGCGGGATATCCCTCGTCCTATCCAACAACAGGAACAACTTGGTATGATGTGTCGGGTTATGGAAATAATGGAACCTTGGTTAATGGGCCAACATATAATTCTGACGATGGTGGGTCAATTGTATTTGATGGTGTGGATGATTATGTAGATATCGGATATAAATTAAACTTATTAAATAACGATATTACGCAGGAAGCGTGGGTTAATGCAAATTCATTTATTAATGGGTGGCATGGTATTATATCTAATATGCCTTCTTGGGGAACAGGTTTTAGTTTACAAATTGGTACTATACAAAATATTGCGGCAATGGTTAGTGGTGTTTATTTAACAACTTCTTGGACTCCATCTTTAAATGTGTGGTATCACATAGTTGCAACACATAGAAGTTCTGATAATTTAAATGTTTTATACGTAAACGGAGTACAAGAAAATACTGTAACAAGAGAAATATCTTATGTTGAGAATGCTGTCACAAAAGTTGGTTTATTCTACACTTATAATGGACTTCCGTTTAGTGGTGATATTGATGTTGTTAGAAGTTATAACAGAGCTCTAACCTCATCAGAAGTACTACAAAACTATAACGCACAAAAATCAAGATTCGGATTATAGTGATATTTATTAATTATGTCAGACCCATATATAGATAGAGAGTTTATGATATTCAACGTTTCAGAGTTGAATACAATTAATTTTAATGAAGTTTTAGAAACTTCAATAGATACTGTTAGAAAATCAGTTGATTTAACCAAAACATTTGTTAAATGGAATGGTTCAACACCACCATGTGTTCAAAACTTAACCACAAGTGAAGGTCCTTACAGTTACAATGAAATGTTAGACATTTTGGCAACGCCAGAATGGACGGACCCAAATCAACTAACAAGATTAATCTAATTTAGTTTTCTTAATTTGATTAAAGGTCTTCATTAATTTAAGACTATCTTGATAGTTCTTTTCAAGACGGTCCAGTTCTTTTTCATCAACCACAGACTCCAATGCATTAGTATATAATTCCTCAGCTTCTTTGATTATTTTTTCTATTGTCTTAATAAGTTTCATATAATATAAATATAGTTTAAGGGTCTGTTTATTTATCTTTCAATATTTCTATTTTTAAAATGTATAAAAACCGACTATCGGGTTATTTATAGTATAATTAAATCAAATTAATGGCAGGACCGTTTTATTATCAAAGTTGTTGTGGGAGTTATATAATTGAGGATACCAGTCCAGGTACCCTCGGTCTTATATATTCTGCGACTAATGACGGAAGTTATTGGACTTGTGTTTCAGGAGGCACCGTACAACAAAATACAACACTTAATTTAGTTCTTGCAGAGGTATGTAGTACAACTTGTTATAATTATTCTCTTCAAAATAATACTGGAGGGGATATTAATTTTGATTGGGTTGATTGTAATGGAACGGTTTATTTAAATAGTTCTTTACTTAATGGTCAGAGTGTTATATTAGACTGCGCTTGTTTATTACCATTCACGAGTGGATATTCTGTTAATTTGGTTGCTGCGGGATTATCCGTAATTAATCAAGGGGCTTGTCCAACTCCTACTCCAACACCAACACCTACCTTAACACCAGGGATAGAACCATTACCATCGGAAACACCAACGGAAACTCCTACGGAAACACCTACTGAAACTCCTACACCTACAATTACAGATACACCTACTCCAACACCTACACCTACTATAACTGATACTCCGACATCAACTCCAACCGAAACTCCTACTGAAACTCCTACAAATACGCCAACTAATACAGAAACCCCAACAGTTACTCCAACACCTGAATTATCACCAAGTGTTACTCCAACTAATACTCAAACACCAACCGAGACACCTACTGAAACTCCTACAAATACACCAAGTGTTACTCCAACTAATACAGAAACCCCAACAGAGACGCCAACAGAAACTCCTACAAATACACCAAGTGAAACGCCTACTCAAACGCCAGGAGCATCTCCAACAGAAACTCCTACAAATACACCAAGTGAAACGCCTACTCAAACGCCAGGAGCATCTCCAAGCGAAACTCCAACAGAAACTCCTACAAATACACCAAGTGAAACGCCTACTCAAACACCAGGAGCGTCTCCAAGTCAAACCCCAACGGAGACTCCAACAAATACACCAACTAATACCGAAACTCCGACACCTACAAATACTGAAACGCCAACTGAAACTCCGACTAATACTCCGAGCGAAACTCCAACAAATACACCAACGAACAGTGAAACTCCGACACAAACTCCGACACCTACAGTTACACCAACTGAACCTTATGACGTTTATCTATTTGAAGATTGTTGTGACCCAACAAATCAGTTTAGAATTGAAAATGTACCAGGAATTTTAAATGTTGGTGAAGTGTGGAATATAACTAATGGTGGATTTACTGGATGTGCAACTGTAATTTCATATTCTGCAATAGGCCCATTATATAGTGGAGGTATTTTTGTTGGACCTTATGTTGATTGTAGTGCATGTGGTAGTTGCCCATCACCAACACCAACACAAACGAGTACTCCAACTCAAACGCCAACATCAACCCCAACACCCACCGTCACACCAACGATAGGTTCTTGTAGTTTAACATATTGTTTTAAAACTACATTACCATCACTTTCAGGTTATAGTGGAAACTATGTTCAAGGTAGTATATATAATACCAAATACACTTATTCTGGTGACGGTGTAAGTACGGGTGTTATATATTATACTGGTGACAGATGGTGTTTAAGTACGTCTTTGGGTGGTACGTGTTTATTAGAAGGGTCATACCCATGTTATTCAGAATGTCCTGATATATCAGCCAATTTATTTAGTAGTGGACCTTGTCCAACACCAACACCTTCACCATTAAATTGTGAATTGTTTAATTTCAATGCTTATTTTGATTGTGATTGGGAGCCAATTCCAACACCAACTCCAAGCGTACCTTGTGATGATGTTAACTTTGACGTAACATCAATGGTGTTAACTCCGACTCCAACACCAACAAGTGTGTGTAATACAAGTTTATCTTTTAGTATTTGTAGTTATACTGAAACAACGCCAACACCTTCAATAACTCCAACATTAACTTTAACAAAAACTTGTGATGTTCAAGGACAAGTGTCGTTTGTAATGTTAAATGAAACCTTTACTTGTGTGTCGGTTAAAGTTCTTGTTGATTGTGTGAGTGGTACTGAATATTATGTAACTGATAGTTTGATTTATAATGGAATACCTATTGTGACAGGTATGACGATGTCAGCATTTATTAATGGATCAAGTCTATGTGTTACTTATGTTAGGGACGATTCAAACATTTCTTCAAATTCAAATTTAACAAGTATTTCACAAATATATTCAACATGTGGTAATTGTATTTCAACATGTCCTTGTTCAACATATTCTATTCAATTTAATGTTAATTGTGGTGAGGCAATAAATTGGACGGATTGTAACACTGGTCTTTCGATGAGTGAAGGTCCTTCTTATTTTAACCAACAATTTTTTGAAAATGGAAGTACCATAAACTTGTGTTCTTGTTCGGTACCGACTTCTGTTTGTCCGATGACAGTTACATTAATTGGTAGCGGTTGTAACTTGCCAAGTGCGACCCCAACTCCAACCCCAACTCCAACCCCAACGGTTACACCAACCACAGTTAATTCTGTTTATGTATATCAAACATGTGGTGGTCAGAATGAATCATATGGGTCTCAAGTACAAGTAATCCAAACTATTCCATCACCAGTAACCAATTCGGTTGGTAGTACTTTCAAAGATTCAAATGGTATTTGCTGGTCATACCTTGGTCAATTTGGTTCTGATTACATTTCACCAATTGGGTATTTACCAATAACATATTCTGGCGATTATTTTGCAACAAGGTTGTTTACTCCACCTACGGTCTATGCTGATTGTAGCACTTGTATTACAACACCAAGTTAATTTTATAAGAAATGGCAATACAAGTAACAATAAATAATATAGTAGGACAACCACCTTATGATATTTACATATGTCAAACAGGAGGAACAAGTTGTTTTTATATGACAACAATTAATTCTACGCCTTATTCTTTTGATATACCAGCACCTTATAATACATCAAGCGCTTATATGTTAAAAGTAATTGATAATAACGGATGTGTTATAACAGGGGAAGAACCCGTTGTGACTTGTTCTTTTATTACTCCAACCCCAACGCCAACAATTACCCTTACACCAACAATAACATCAACACCTACCGAGACTCCAACTAATACACTAACCGCAACACCAGGAACATCTCCAACTGAAACACCAACGGTTACTCCTACTAATACTCCTACATCAACACCTACCGAGACACCTACAACAACCCCAACTCCAACTATTACACCAACCCCAACCGCAACACCACCATGTTGTTCTCAATGGACATATTACTTTAGTGGTAGTACAGGTGGGGTTAATATAATTTATCAAAACTGTGAAAATGTTGCCTCAACCACTCCTGTTTCTGGTTATAGTGAGATGGTACCACAAGTCTTTGGTTGTGTTTACCCTGGAACCACACCATATTTTGACGATACACAATGGGGTGGAGTTTTAACAAATACAAACCAATGTTGTTAAATTATATTTTTTATATTTATGAAATATGATATCATTAAAACAATATAAAATATGAGTCAACTAGTAACAATAACATCAGTAACGGCCAACACTCCAGTAGATATATATTATTGTGATTCTATGAGTGAGAATTGTGTTTATGTATCAACTGTGTCCACATTTCCATACACCTTTGAAGTGTTTCCTCCGTATAATACTGAAAACATTAACTTAAAGATTATTGATAGTCAAAATTGTGAAGTTATCGAAACCATTTTGATAAGCCCTACTCCTACCCCAACAAATACCAAAACACCAACACCCACACCATCAATTACACCAAGCATAACACCTACTAATACCATAACACCTACCATAACACCAACAAATACCACAACCCCAACCGTAACTCCTACAATAACATCAACCCCGACACCAACACCTGTTGTTGTATCACATGCTGTTGGTTCCAACTTATCCGTAAGTTCGGCAAACACTTGTAATGATACGGTTACGATAGTTAATTATTACACTTACATTAGTGAAGCCAATTTAACACCTGTAAATGGTGCGATAGTTTATCAAACTAATGTTAGTGGTACCCTATTCAATCCGTTTAACGGTAATGATAGGTATATTAAAATGGGTTTTGGTGGTAATTTTTATGTAATACAAATAAACTCAGTTGGGGTAATATTGAATTATTCAATATGTGTTTAATATACACAAAAAACCCTAAAATATTATACTTATAATAATATAATAAATTAAATGGCAGGATGTTTTGAATGGTATTGGGAAACCATCACCAATAGTTCGAATATAACTTATAGAGATTGTCTTGGGAATAATGTGACCTTTTTTGCAACATATCCAAGCTCGGGTACCATATGTGTTTTAGATGGGACTACTCCGACATATGCAACACCAGGTTCGAATTTGTTGATAAATACATTAACTGCTTGTTCTTCACCAACGCCAACACCTACAAGGACACCAACTCAAACTCCGACTCAGACAAAAACACCAAGTCAAACACCAACAAATAGTCAAACACCATCGACAACTCCAATTATCTGTGGTAGTGGAACTACAACTGGAAATTATTACTATACTGATTGTTGTGGTAATTTAATACAGGGGACAACTGTTGGCCTTATAGTTTCTATTGATTATACCAAACCATACAATGGTGTTGTTAAGTTAAATGTTCCGGCAACAACAGTTTGTTCAACCCCAACACCGACTCCAACACCAACCTTAACTCCAACAATTACACCAACACAAACAACAACGCCAACATCAACTTTAACTCCAACACCAACAAATACTCCAAATGTTACACCAACATCAAGTGGAGTTTTCGCATTAAAAAATGAATGTGATGTTTTTACTTTATTTGATATGGGTGTTCAATGTTATCCAATTACAATACCAACCTCACAAACATCAAGTGATGGTATTTTGGCGGTTCAAGTTACAGGTGGGACTGCACCATATTCATTTTATTGGGAAGGTGGACAAAGAACTCAGACTTTAGTTGGAATACCTCAAGGTAGTTATGAAGTTATTGTTGTTGATTATTATGGTGATTATAGTTCGACAACAGTTTGTAATCTATTCCCACCATCTCCTACTCCTACAAATACAACAACACCAACGCCAACGGTTACACCAACGCCTGTTTATCCTGATTTATGTTTAATATATGTTAGTTCAACAATTAGTTATGGACCAATTCAATTTACTTTGAATGGTTTTTACAATAATAAACCTACTTGGACAGGAATTTATGATAACAGTCAATTAGATGTTGAATGGTCAATACAAAATTCAAGATGGGAAATCATAGGGTGGTCTTTCACACCAGGAATTCCTGTTAGTGTTAATTCTTCTAATATACCTGATAGTGGATGGTCAATGGCTGGAGGTCAACAAGCGACTCTGTCAATGACCACAGGAAATTGTCCTAGTTACATACCATTAATGTCGGTACCAACAGTACAAAATCAAACTTGTCCTGCAAATCTTAACGGTTCAATTACATTAATGACAAATTATGGAGTACCTCCATATGAATACTCAATTAATGGTGGTAATTCATATCAATCAAGTAATGTATTCCAAGGATTAGGTTCTTCAACATATACTGTGATTACAAGAGATTCTGCAACTCCAACAAAAAATACTTTAAGTAATACTGTGTTGGTTACAACATTAGGTGAAAATCTTAATTATAGTCTTGAAGTGGTTGTTGATAACGTTGTGAATTTAGGGATTGGTTCTCAATTGGCTAGTTGGAGAGTTAATATAACTCCTCCGTTACCAGTTGGAACCACAATATCTTTTGTGTTATCGGTTAACGAGATTAAAACGTATTATTCACCAGGAACTGGAACCATAAATGGAACAACTGTGGTTAAGTTTAATAATAACATTTTAAACTCGTATCTTTCAGGATTTACACCTTTAGTTGAATCACCAAGAGAGTTCTGTTCACCAAATACACAATCAGCCACCACAACATCTGCATTTTATTCGACAAACTTACAAAACCCTCAACAACTTCAAAGAGTTACAATGGGACATGGTGATGTTGTGTCAGGAACTTCATTATCTGAGTTAAATATAACTGAAGGTGCGGTAGGTTTTAATTCATGTATAACTAAACTTGAACAAAGTATATTAGTGTCTACTTCATCGGCCACCATTACAGGTGGTGTTTGTAATAGTATAACAAATAACCCACAGTCACAAGGAATTAATAATCATACAATAGTATTAGGTCAGAGTACGAGTGAAAACTAAAAGTTTTAAAAATAAAATAGAATAAGAATATTTATAAAAAATGTCATACATTATAAAAAATACATCAGGATTAATTAACACCAGACTAACTGATGTTGGAAGAAGAAACATATCGCTGGGAAGCTTTAATATTTCTTATTTTCAAATTGGTGATAGTGAGGTTAATTATAGTGCGGTTCCAAACTACAATATAGTTAATAATAATATTTTAATGCCAGCCTTTAATGCTCAAAACGATACTGGTACACCACGTTCAAATAAACAAAACATTAAATACCCGTATTATGTTCAAGGCGGTGCAGGTAATACGTATGGTATTCCATTTTTAGATAGCCAATTCCAATCTGTTTATAATTCGGCAGGTGTTAAGGGATTTTTTACAACAGGAGTAACGTCAGCACAAACAAGTTCGGCATATACCGTAACATCAAATTATTTGGTAGATATGACAACTTTATCGGGTCAAACATCGATAGATATTACACTAGACTATTGTGCTGCAACAACTGGAACACCTTCAATAAATGACTACATTACTATATTCTTTGACCCTAATGGTGGTTGTGGTGATTTTGGAACATATCCAATTTTAACTTACAGAATTCAAGATATGAGTCCATCAACAGGGACTACAGGTACAACAGGTTATACTTTAACTTTAGATAGAAGTGTTCCTGATTACAGTGTAGTTGCACCTTCAGGAAGTATTGCAAGGGTGTTAATTTATCCATCTGGTATGACTCAACTATATGATTCTATAACTCCAGCACCTTATTGGCAAACAGACACACTTAATTTTGAGTCTCCTTGTGATGTGACAAATCGTGAAAATACGTTAGTTTGGAATATGAATATTCCATGGTCTGTAAGCCCTGCGGGTGTTTTTAGTAACCAATATGAAGATTATACTCAGTACGGTTCAGTTTCTTATATTGGTACAAAAGAATATTTGGGATATCAAGAGCCAAGTGGACAAACAGACACTAGTTTAGTTTTTTATTATAATTCATTTGACGAAAGAATAATAGTACCTCCAGCACAACAAAAGGCTATTGGTATTATACACTATACTAATCAATCAATCGATAATGTTTATGGTGAAAAATTTTCAACTACACCTTTTGACCCACAAAATCCAACAGATAGTACTGGTTTAGCAAGACATTTTAAGATAACATTACCTACATTAATGTGGCACAAATCTACAGGTGGTACTATTGGTGAAACATTCTATATAGACCCTCCAGGTTACGATAATTTATGTGTACCGTTCTATATTAAGTCTACTAAAAACATTGACATGAATGACCCTGGTATTAGGTATTATCATTTATGGGATACAAATCCTGATAGTAACGGAAATCTAAATAGAATTGGAAAAGTTTTCCCTGATTCACAAATTGTTGTTATTGACGATGAAGAAGTAATTGCAGCAATGTCCTACAAGGCAAATAGAAATTGGACAATACCTGCACCAAAGTTATCTTTATTAACTCCAAACACTTGTTTTTCAAACGGACAAAGTGCTACAGGTTTATTATCGAACGATACTCAAAAAATGTGGGTTACATACAGATTAGATTCTACAGGATTTACGAATTCATTACATTGTAATTATTATTCAATGATTACAGGACCTACAACAGGTTGTACAACTGATTCGCAAAACGTAGCGGTTAGATTTGGAAGTGAATTCCCTTTCTTATCTGACGGAAGTTTTGGTGATGGAACACTCACAGGGTTTTCTGCAAATTCTTTAAAATTAATTTGTCAAATTGTAATAGGAGATGCTCAACCAAGTCCAACAAATTGGAAAGAGATTGATGTTACTAATGAAATTAGTGGTTCAACAATCAATGGTTATTTAACCGTAAGTGGTATTACAGGTAATACGTTCCAAATTACAAGTGACTTGTATAATAATGCTAGTCTTTATGATTTGTCGGATTACATTGATATACCAACAAACGGACAAACTGATATATTGAATTTTGGTGACGAATATTATTTTTATGGGAACTTAGAAAGTGATATAACTGCAACCATTTATGAGATGAGATATCTTATAAATCTTGGAAGAAATCAGTTTACTAATACATCAAATCCTACATGGACTTCAGGAACAACTTCATATGTTACTGAAATTGGTCTTTACGATGCAAATAAAGACCTTATAGTTATATCTAAGCTACAATCACCTGAGTTAAGGCAAGGTATTCAACAGTATGTGGTAAAACTTGATTTTTAGGGTTACACTTCAGTACTAACTACTTTTGTCGTAATTATGATATTTATAATTATGACAAAAGTTTTTATTTATATTTTAATTGACCCACAATCAAAACAACTCCGATATGTTGGAAAAACAACAGATATTAATCGTAGATTGAGGAGGCATATTAGTGAAAGGGTTTTACATGATAGTTATAAAGATAGGTGGATAAGAAAATTAATTGATAATAATTTTTTACCACAAATTGAGGTTATTGATGTTGTAGATAAATCTGATTGGGGTTATTGGGAAAAATTTTATATTTCGTATTTCAAGTATATTGGATGTGAATTAACCAACGGGACTATTGGTGGTGATGAACCACCATCAACAAAAGGAAGGAAACATACTTCAGAATCAAAGTTAAAAATGTCTGAAACTAAGAAAGGTAAACCAATTCCTTGGCTTAATAATGGTCTTGAAAGAACTGAAACACATAAAAAAAATTTATCCAAATCGTGTAAAGGTAGAAAATCACCAAATAAAGGAAAAACATATACTGAAAAATTCAAAAAAAGATTATCTAACGCATCAACAGTTAAAATAAAAGTTAGACAATTAGATTTGAATGGTAATTTAATTAAAGTTTGGGAATCAATCGCATTAGCACAAAACTCTTTACAAATTAGACATATTTCCGAAGTTTGTAGAAATGTTCGTAATCATAAAACCTCAGGAGGGTTTAGATGGGAATATGAAAAATAAAAAAGATATTAGAACAAAAATGAATAAAAATAAACTTAATCAATCCCCCAAGGTATTAGGGTTAGATGTGTCAACTCGTACAATTGGTGTTGCATTATTTGACATCCAAACAAAAGAACTTTTAGAATTAACACACATTTCTCCTGTACCTAAACCAAAGGTTGAAAATAAAATTGAAGAACTTATTCTTAAAGGACACATCTTTAGAAAAAAACTTGAAGATTATGTTGGAATGGGAATCACAAATGTTGTGATTGAGGAACCACTTTTAAATTCTAATAACGTATATACCGTTGGAACCTTAATGAGGTTCAATACCTTGGTATGTAAAGAAGTCTACGATGTTCTTGGAATCGTACCTGAATTCATCTCAACTTATAATTCAAGAAAATTTGCCTTCCCCCACCTTGTACAACAAAACGATAAAGGAAAATTCGTTTTATTTGGTGGTCTTCCAAAAGACATAGACAAGAAAGTCGTGATATGGGAATTAGTAGCAAAACGCGAACCACAAATCTTGTGGCAATACACCAAAAACAATACCCTCAAAAAAGAAAATTTTGATTCTACTGATGCTTATTGTGCCGCACTCGGTTTAATGAAAATGAAAGAAATTTGGTAATTCCAAATTTTTGCCTATCTTTGCTAAATGGGAGTAAATGGTAAATGTATTCGTGATGATGATTCAAAGGTAATTAAGAAATTACTCAAAAAGTTTTCTAAAAAAGAAATTACACCTTTTAACGATAGGTTAAGAGGGTCATTCTATATTGTTGGTTTTAGAAAATACGATTTTATTAACGAAGTTGATATTGAGTTCAATGGGGAAATACGTGCTAGATATAATTCATTCGAAGAGCATAGTTGGTTTAAATCTGACATATATAATAAATCTGGAGTTTCTAAAATCAAAGTTACTAAACTAATTAAAAGTGCAATTTTTAATGAGGTTAAAGACCAAGCGGCTTATTTTGGAATTAAATTAAGATATGTTGAGGAAATAAAAAAAATTAATTGGACATAAGATAATTATGTTTAATATGGTTCTTTTTAAAAAAATTTTAATAAAATTATTTATTACTCATTTAATCATTTTGGCAATAATCTTTATGATTATTTTTATGGTTGAATATGAGTTATCTGAGGAAACCCCACTTAAAAAATGGTGGAGGAAGTATATTATAGGAAATGATCCTGAAGAATAGATTTGTCGTAAATTTTTACTATATTTGAGACATGACAGAAGAGGTAGAGGTTTTAGTAGAATTACTTAGGGATGTTTTAGGTAACGAAAAACAACACTATGAATCTAAGGGTCAAATATCATTTGACTGCCCTGTCTGTGCAGCTGAAAAAGGATTGGACAATGGTGATGGTAAAGGAAACCTTGAGATTAACTATTCTAAACACGTATATAAATGTTGGTCATGTGGTGAGACATACGGAACTCAAGGACCATTAGGTAAATTATTTGATAAACATGCCACCAAAGCCCAAAAGAAAGTTTATAACCTAATCAAACCTGAGGAGTTAAAACAACAAGATGCCAAGAAACCAAAATTAAAATTGCCTGAGGGATATACGACCTTTGAGGACTCCAACCCAAGATTTATTCCACATATTGAGGCTTACCGATACCTACAATCAAGAGGTATTACAGATGAGATAATCAAAAAATATAAGATAGGTTATACCGCTACTGGTGATTTTGCCTACAGAATCATCGTTCCTTCATTTAATAAAGAGGGTACGTTGAATTATTTTGTTGCAAGGTCGTGGGTAAAAGGTAGGATAAAATATAAGAATCCAACCGCGGCGAAAGATGAAATAATATTCAACGAAGGTATGATTGATTGGAATAAAGATGTATATTTGGTGGAGGGGGCATTTGACGGATTCTTTTTGGATAACTCTATTGTGATGTTGGGTAAGAAGATGAGCAAGTTATTGTTTGAAACTCTATACTTGAACGCCAAGGGTAACGTGATTATATGTCCTGATGGCGACGCTTGGAAAGACGGATTAAAACTATACCACGAATTAAATGGCGGAGTGTTATATAACAAAATAAAAATAATAAAATTGCCGATTGATAAAGACATCTGTGATATAAGAGGACAAATTGATGAATACTACTATGAAATTAAATGATATTGCGAAAGAGATAAGGGAGATTATTTCTCAAAAACAAACCGAGCTCGGTTTATCGTTTGAGGAAGAAAACCACATCTATACCATGAATGGTAGGACAGACTACCCGTCAGTATCTAAGGTATTAAAGAAATTCTATACAGAGTTTGCGACCGAAGAAATCGCTTTAAAAGTTGCGGGTGGTGACCCACAACGTCAACAAGAACTTATTGAAGAATGGGCTGCGGCAGGAACATACTCAACCAATATGGGAAGTCGTGTTCACTTTGTATTGGAGAGTGATGTTATCAAACGTAACGGAAACTACAAACAAGTAAGACAACCTGAATTCAAATGTGACTTGAGTCAGATTATGAAGGGGGACAATATGATTGTTGCTGGCAAAAAATATCTTGACTTGATGGAAGAAAGGGGGGCGATACTACTCGATACTGAGATGGTCTTGGGTCACCCTGAATTAGGGTACACGGGTCAGCCCGACAAAGTTTGGTTGATGATGAATCGTGACAAAAGTGAATATGGAATTGTCATTACCGATTGGAAAACAAACAAAAAAAAGAACTTTGCCTCCACAAACTATACAAAGAAAATGTTAAAACCATTTGAGAAATATGACGATACCGCACTTGGTCACTACTATGTTCAATTACCACTTTATGGTAAGTTGTTATTAAAAATGTTGGAAGGCACAAAGTATGAGAACATTAAACTATATGGTTGTGTAATATCTCATCTAAAAGATGATAGTTTATATGATGAATACAAAGTTCCTCAAGACATTGTGAATATCATTATGGGTATAGATGTCAAACAATATTTGACAAATCAGAAATAAAGAATTAAACTTATCAAAAATTATATTATGACTAAACTATCAAAATTTACTTATGCTATTATGTTAGCAGTATCATTAATTACAATTACAACCAATTTAATCACATCCGAGTATAACACTGTTATAATGGCGACAGGGACTTTATGTTGGGTTGGGGTTGCGTTTATGATGGAATTACAATGTATTAAACTACAAAAACAAATAGACGAATTAAATGGAAACAATTAAACCAAAAGTTAACTTAAGAGAATGTGAGACAACCAAATGTGATGCTTGTAATAGTATCTACTTTAGAGAAGTAATTTACATCAAAAAAGTGTCAAAATTATTGACAGGTTCCGCCGAGGACACAACAGTACCATTCCCAATTTACAAATGTGATGAGTGTGGTCACATTAACAAAGGATTTAATCCTTTTGAGGATGAAGAGGAAACAAAACTAACATTAAATGATTAAGAGATTAGTACATTTTTCTGATTTACATATCAGACTGTTTAAAGACCATGATTTATATCGTGGGATATTGGAAACTGCATTAAAGGAGTGGGCATCCATCCGACCTGACCGTATTGTGTTCACGGGAGACTTGGTACATTCAAAAAATCAGATGACGCCAGAACTGGTTGAATTCGTTGCTTGGGTGTTATCTGAATGTGCTAAAATTGCCAAAACTGTTGTTATTATTGGGAACCATGATTTCTTGGAGAACAACAATACAAGGTTGGATGCGCTCACTCCTATAATTGATTCTTTGAAGAATGATAACATTACTTATTTAAAGAATCGTGGAGTTTACGAAGATGATAATGTAAATTGGTGTGTCTACTCTTTAATGGAACATAACATTCCACCTGACATTCAAAAATCAGATAAGAAAAACATTGGATTATTCCATGGACCTATCCAAGGACTATACACTGATATTGGGTATAAGTTTGAAGATGGATTTGATGTAGATAAATTCAGTGGGTGCGACTTAGTATTATGTGGAGACATTCACAAACGACAAGTGTTTGATATCCCTGGTAAAAAGAAAGCATATATGATTGGTTCAACCATTCAACAAAATTTTGGTGAGAAGATTACCAAACATGGATATGGTGTATACGACCTTGAATCAGATCAATATGACTTTATTGACTTACCAAACCCTAAACCGTTTTTATCATTCTACATCAACTCAATAGATAACTTGGTTGAAGGAACTGAAAAACTTGTTAACTACTAAGATGAACATCACCCTTGAACTTGATTCAAAACAATACAAAGACCTAACAAGATACTGCGAACTGAATAAGTTCGTACCAGAAGATATTGTTAAGAAATCGTATTTGGAGGGGTTTACGATTGAAAAGTATGGTTTGTTGAGTAAAACGGGTGGAGAACAAGAAAAACGGGTGGAAATTGAGGTAATCCGAGAAAAACGGGTGGAAATACCTGTTGAGGTTATCAAAGAGGTAGTTAAGATTGAGTACGTGGAGGTTCCTGTTGAGGTAATTAAAGAAGTATTTGTGGAGGTTCCTGTTGAAAAAGAGGTGGTCAAAGAGATTCCTGTTGAAGTCGTTGTCACAAAAATAGAATATATTTGTGACAACACACAAGAGAATGAACTGTTGTTAAAAATACAACAGTTGGAATCGGAAGGGCGAGAATTTTCCACTAAAACGACAGAAATGGAAAATATCTTCCAAGATAAAATGTCTAAAAAGGAGCAAGAACTAGATGAACTTAGACAAGAACTAGACAAACAACTAGATAGACCACCTGTTGAAAAGATAGTGGAAGTGGTCGTAGAGAAGGAATCAACCAACAATTCTTTGAAACCGAAGTTAGACGCGTTACAAACAACTTTAGCTAAAGTTAGACAGGAAACGTTGGAGAAAGACAAAAAAATAAGAGAATTGGAACAGACAATTCAAGAGATTCAAAAGTTCCAAGACAATAAACAAGCCGTCTATTTAAAAGGGTCAAACCTTGACGATAAACTATATAAATAAAAAAAAATATGATAACACAAGAAATTTTAGACACATTTGTCTATGAAACACCAGCGGGTTCATTTATTGTAATAGACCCAACAGAACAAGATGGAGCAATTGGTTTTTACCCAACAAAGGAAGTTGCTGAGGGTGCTTTTAAACAGTACATTGAAAATGAGGGAATAATTTTCGAATAAGATATGGTACAATTATTAGTATGGATGATTATGGCTTATGGGATAAGCAACATCTTAGTTTATGGTTCAATCTTTAACGGACCAAGAAATTTCATTAACAAGTGGGGTTCTAACCCAACCGCACCATTCCAAGGATTTGGAGAGTTCTTATCAAAAATGTTGGCATGTATGATGTGTTGTTCAGTTTGGGTTGGATTTTTTTACGGAATTTTCTTATATTCACCTGTACACGAATTACTCGGAGTAACCGATATGGTTTCATGGTTCTTTGACGGTATGTTGGCTTCAGGGTCAGTATGGGCAATCAACGCAATCGTTGAGTGGTTTGAAGAAAATAGACCTAAACAAAATTAAAAACAGACAAAATGGGAAAATCAAAAAAAAGGGGCGGTGAGACCGCACACAGAAAAAGGATTGCCGCGAGAAACCAAGAAAATATAGGTCGACAAAACGCAATACAAAAATTATTTAACGAGTCGATGAAGACTCAACTTGAAGAATTAAAAAAACAACGTGAAGTTGAAATGTCTGGTGACACTCAAATAAAATTATAATGAAATGGGATTTATTCAATCCAATACCAACGTACAACTATAAACACATGGAAACAAAGTTAGATATTACAACTTTGGAGAATCCTTATATCCAAGTCATTTGGGAAGATACTCCAGAAAACTTCACACAAGAACGAATCAAGTCGGTTAAGCAATATTTCCAAAAGAAATATGACTCAACCAACATCAACGTCATAACAAAAGTTAAGACAACAGAAGAGACGCAACAAACAATTGATGTTTCAGTTAATATCATGGATAAGAACTACCAAAAAGAACTTATCAAATCATTGTTGGAATCCAAAGGTCAAGACCAATATTATGACCAAGTGATGAACATTGATTCTGCAGTGGAGAATAGAATGTTGGCTAACGAAGTTGAAGTAACACCATTTAAAAGGTGGTACATTAAGAAGATTGAATTCAGTAACTTCTTATCTTATGGTGAGAACCAAGTTATTGATTTTGATAAATGTAATGGTATTACGGTTGTTGAATCCGACCCACCAAACTTTGGAGGTAAAACTGTTTTGACGGTAGATTTATTATTATTCCTATTCTTTAACACAACGACAAAAACACAGAAGGCAGAAGAAATCTTTAATAGATTTACAGATATCAATAAGGTTAGTGTTAAGGGTGACATCGTAATTGATGGTGAGGAGTATATCATTGCTCGTCAGATTGAAAGAAAGAAATCCAAAGCAGGTGAATGGAATGTTAAAACTGAGTTAGAGTTTTTCAAGAAACTTGCTGATGGTCAACTTCAAAACTTCACGGGAGAACAACGTAGGGAGACCGAGAACTTCATGAAAACATCTATTGGTAGTATGGATGACTTCTTAATGACTATCGTCACCACAGCGTCTAATCTTGAGGATTTGTTGGAAGCAAAGCCGACCGCTCGTGGTCAGGTGTTGAGCAGATTCTTGGGTCTTGAATTCTTAAAAAAGAAGGAAGAAACTGGTAAAGAAATTTACTCAGAGTTTTCAAAAGGTATGATGTCAAATGTGTATAACACAGAATCATTGAAACAAGACAATGAGACATCAACCGAAGAAATCCAACGTCTTAAGAACGAGATTACAGATGCCAACACCAAAATCACGGATGTTGATTTGAGATTACAAAAAGGTCAGGACTACAAAGACAACTTGTTGAAGTCAAAGTACACCGACATTGACCAAGAGTTAATTGTATTGAACCCAATTAAATTACAGGGGGATATCACAGACCTTGAGAACTCAAGTGAAAGAATCAAAGGTCAAATCAACGAGGTTAAGATTGTGGAACCAAAAGAGTTTTATCATGAAGATAAACACGATGCGGTTAAAGAGGTTATCAAATCAAGGTTTGCTGAACTTGTTACCAGTGAAAACAAAGTTGAAGAGATTGAAGACCTTGTTGGAAAATACGGTGATGGTATTCAATGCGAACATTGTGGTATCAAACTCATGGAGGCCGAATTAACCAAGAAGAAAATTGACCAACTTGATGGATACAAAAAACTTGTTAAGGATTTCAAAAAAGAAATAAGTGATTATGAAAAGAAAGAACAATCATTTACGCAACTCAAGAAAGACTTTGATGAGTACGAAAGAAACAAACTTATCAAAGAGAAGTATGAGTTATCATTGGAATCAAATGAGTTGAAATTGGGTCAAGCCAAAGACAAACTTAAACGATACGAAGAGGTTCAAGACAAGATTAAGAAGAACAACGAGGTTGATGCTCAACTTGTTAAAGCTGGATTGAGAATTGATGAATTGATTAACGAGAAACGTGGATATGAAAGAGTCCAAGCGACAAACCAAAATCAAATTGAAAACCTTCATGCTCGTATTGAAAAAAACAATGGTATTATCTTGAAAATTGCCGAAGAGTTTGAACGTGAAAAGATTTACAAAATCTACGTTGATGTGTTTGGAAAGAACGGTATCACCAAGATGATTATGAAAACCATGATGCCGTTGATTAACTCCGAACTTCAAAGACTCCTTCAGGACTCTTGTTTCTTTAACTTGGAGATTCGTATTAACGACAAGAACGAGGTTGACTTTATTATGGTTGATAACGGAACAGGAATTGAAAAACCAATGACCGCTGGTTCAGGATATGAAAAGACAATTGGAGCGTTGGCAATTAGGGCAGTACTTTCCAAAGTGTGCTCACTTCCAAAACCAAACATATCAGTTTACGATGAGACTTGGGGGAAGGTGTCTAACGAAAACTTGGAAATGGTTGGAGACTTCTTTATGAAGTTAAAGGATTATTTTGAGAAAATCTTCGTAATATCGCATAACCCACTCATATCAAATTGGGCGGATAATGTGGTTAGAATTAACAAAACAGATAACATTTCAAAAGTCTCACAATAGTGGGACTTTTTTGTTTAAAAAATTTTTATTATCTTTGTAGTCTAAATAATAAACCATGATCTTAAACCAAAACCAATTATTTAATGCTCAGGAAACTTTAGAAGACTTTAAAGTTTTACTTATAAGATATCAACAAGTTAAAAATGATGAAAATAAATTAAGGGCTTTTTTTGTTAGAAATAGAAATCCACTTTGGGATTTGACAGGATGTAAATTTTATAAGACAGGGTTATTGTCTAAAGAGGCTAAAAAGTTAGACAAGAAAGATTTGGTAGACGACCACTACATTCAAAGAAGTAAGGGACTTAAGTTTGTATTTGCGGAACTTGAAAAAGACCCAAATATGAGTTTGGAAATGTTTATTAACATTGTTAAGAAGTATTCCTCAACAGTAAAACTATCTAAAGAAGAGCATGTAAAAGTTACATCTTTCGCTAAGAAGAATCCTACTTATTTAAATTATGAAACTTATTTGGCTTGTGGAATTAAAGTTGATGGGTTATCGGATATTATTTTAAAATAATTGGTTATTCTAAGAAAGTTTAAATAAATTATTGTATCTTTGTCAAAACAATTAGAATGAAAAAATACCTATTAACAATATTCGGAGAATTTAAATCCGATGAAATTTGTAAAGAAATTGCAATTGCCTTAACACCAGTGGTTGATTCACCAAACCTTAAGTTTCAATTTACGAAAGGTGTTTTAATTTTTCACTTTGCTTCTGAAATGGACATGAGTGATATACATGAGTACTTGGAAATGACATCTTATGATTTATATGAGTCATTCATTTTGTCAGAGTATACTGACAAAGTGTCAGTTTTTATGACAGAGGAAAACAAGAAACATTTGTTTAATTTGGATAAAAATGATACTAATAATGGTATTGAATTGGTATTAACACCTAAGAATGGTATTCAGTATATGGATGAGGATGAAGATGATGAGTTCGTGGCACTTCTTTTGAATGAAGTTAAGAATCACATAAAGACCCCAACTTTAGATCAATTACTTGAAAAAATTAAAAATGAAGGAGTTGGTAATCTAACACCATTTGAAAAAGGAACCTTAGATAACTACAGTAAAAATTAATATATGAAAGAAAAATCAACAATACCAATTAACCAAGAAGAAATTACGGGATATCTTAAAGACATCCGCAAACTACGAGTAATGACACCTGAACGTGAGAGAGAACTTGCGGAAAGAATGTTATCGGGTACCACAACTGAAACTGAGAAAAAACAAATTTATCAAGAGTTGTTGGAGGGTAATCTACGTTTTGTCATCACTGTTAGTAAACAATATCAGAATCAAGGATTAGATTTATCTGACCTTATTGCTGAAGGTAATTATGGTTTGATGAAGGCAATTGAAAATTTTGATTGGACGAAGAGGTTGCGATTCATATCTTATGCTGTTTGGTGGGTTCGTCAATCAATCTTGCAGTCACTAAACGAAAATGCAAGGACCATTCGTCTACCTGTTAATGTGGTTCAAGAACTGCATAGAGCCAAAAAAGAAATGGATGCTGTTGGTGTTGAACTCCCTGAAAAGTTTTCAACATTACCATATACCATTAACTACGACAACCCACTTAATGAAGACGGTGATACATTGTTGGATGTTTTGAATAATCCAAATGCCGAACTTGCGGATGCTAATTTATCAAGTGAAGAAACATTAAAGGAAAAGTTATTGGAAATGTTGAATGTTTTGGATAACCGTGAACGTATTATCATTGAAGATTATTTTGGTCTATCAGGTAATACTAGAACATTAGAAGATATTGGCGGTGACTTTTCTTTAACTAAAGAAAGGGTAAGACAAATCAAGGAAAAGGCTTTACGAAAACTACGAAACGAGACTGGTAGTTTATTCGATTATTTGTAAAACTAATTTAAGGGTGTATTTATTAAGTACACCCTTTATATTTAGGGTAAATTTAAAAATAAAAACTATGAAAAATTTTATACAAAAAAACTTTACAGTTATTGTACTGGTAATTGCATTACTTAGTTTCTTCAAAAGTTGTGGAGACGGAAGAGAGTTAGCTAAAATAAGAAAAGAAATTGAAGCGATTAAAGATTCGACTTACACTAAAAAAGAATTAGATAAAGAATTGAAAATTATGGGATTGGAATCAGAAAAAAGAATGATTCAAGCGACTGATAGAAAATTATTGGACGTTCAAAGACAAACTCAAATTGAAGAGGAAATTAAAAAACTAACTTCAAAGTAATATGAATTGGATTCAAAGAAATTTTAAAAAAATAATTTATGTTGCGTTCTTGGTGCCGATTTTAACGGTGGCTGGTGTGTCAATATCCCACGTAACTTCTTGGTATGGTTTATCCAATCCATTTAGTTGGGCAATTTATTTGTCTGTAGGTATTGAGATTGCTGCCTTGTCAGCACTTGCTGCAATATCAGCTCAGATGGGTAAAAAAGTATATTTCCCATTCGGGATTGTAACCCTTATTCAGTTTATTGGTAATATCTTTTTTGCTTATCAATACATTGATGTAAATTCACAAGCATTTAAAGATTGGATTGATTTGGTTGACCCAATTGTTTCTTATCTTGGTGTTGAATCAGGCGACCCTGTTGGTCATAAAAGATTCTTGGCATTATTTGCTGGTGGTATGTTACCAATTATATCATTGTCTTTTCTTCATATGTTAGTTAAATTTGAAGAAGAAGAAAAGAAAGGTGGTAATAATTTATCACAACCTGTTGTTGGTATAGATGAATTGAGTATTGAAGCAGGTAAAAGAGAAGCTGAAATTGAAAAAGAAAAATATACACCAACTCAAGAAGATTTAGAAAGACTTGAGAAGGAACTAATTAGGGTTAACGAACAAAAGTTTGGAAGTTTAGTTGAACAAATCCAAACAGAACCGATTGAAGATCCGGAGATTAAAAGATTAAGTTACATAAGAAGAGATGCTTAATATTGAAAAATACGGAAACTTCAAAACTACTGGCAAACAAAAAAAGAAAAAACAAATCATCTTGTGTCATACTTCAAGGGAGGTTGAGGAATACTTAGCCTCCCTTAAATATAGATACAATTCTACGTACGATAAAATCCCAAACTACGTCATAACCAAAAATGGAACAGTTTTACAACTGTTACCCAACAACGGATATACCAATTTTTTTACTGAAGACAACATAAACAAAAACTCAATTGTGGTTTGTTTAGAGAATTTAGGGTGGTTAGAAAAGAAACCGCTAACAACCTATCATATTAACTGGAAAGGAAGTATTTATAATCAACAGGTTTACGAGAAAAAATGGAGGGACTTCTTCTTTTGGGAACCATACACAACCAATCAGATTGAAAAAACTGCTGAGTTATGTGGTTACCTGATAAATGAATTCCAAATTAAAAAAAATTGTGTAAGTCATAACACTAAGATTGACGGTGTTGAGAATTTTGAAGGAATTGTTTCAAGAAGCAATTTTAACGAAAAATACACAGATTTAAATCCATCATTTAACTTTGAAAACTTTACAAAACTAATAGAAAATGGGTAATTTACATAACGACAGGTACGACGAAATAAAATCGTTGATTAAAAAATCAAAAATGTTATTTGAGCAAGATACTCAAGATAACATGGCGGCAAGTATTGAAAGTAGAATAGAACAAGATACTGAATACGAGACCGCGGTAGATGACAAGGAAGAAGGTGAAACTCAAACACCTAAGGATAAATCACAAAAATATAGAATATCAGGTGGTATTTTGGCCTTACATGGTAAAGGCAGAAATGATTTGGATATTACAACTGACGAAAAAGTTGCATTCCAAGAAACCATGGATGAATTCGTAGAGGAAGTTTCTGACTTGGCCGACTTTAATACATTAAATGTTTATACAAATAATGTTGATTGGTCGGGTAAAATCATTGACCAAGATATTGAGTTCACATTCACAATTGGTGAAAACAGTGGAATCTATATTAACGGTGAAATGATGAAGGTTGATGAAGATTTCTTAGATATGATAAATAAACTTCAACAATTTTACCAAAAATTTAAATCTAAATGGGGTAAAGTTTTGGCAAATAGAAAGAAAACTAAAGAATCACCAAAATAATGGAAACAATTAAAAATTTTGTAATTAAAAATTATGATACAATCTTATCGGCACTGATAATATTGTTTATATTGTATTGGGCTATGACTATGTCAAACACAAGTACAATGAGCGCTATTGATAAAGCTAAACTTGATTCATTAACAAACGTTGTTAATGAACTTAACAAAGAACAAGATATCTTAGAAGATAAAATTGAACTTATTGACGAAGAAGTTGAAAAGATTGATGATAACATTTCAAAGATAAAAACAAATAAAACAAAAACAGGAAAAAAATATCATGAAGAAATTAATCGTGTTGATAAGTATTCTGAGCCTGAGCTTGACGGCTTTTTCTCAAACAGGTACAAATAATCAACCAACTAAATGTTTTCCTATACCAGTTGTTAAGCAAATCACTAAAGATTTAATTAGCGGTGATTCTGCTAAAGCTCAGTTAAAATTAACAGAACAACAATTGTTAGAAACAGAAAACAAAGTTGTTATGAAAGATAGTGTTATAAGTTTATTAAGGGTTAAAGAAAATAACTATCAAACAATCATTGGCGCTCAAGACCAAAAATATTCAATCTTAGAGGACCACACAAAGAAAGTGGAGTTAAATTTAAAAAAAGAAAAAATCAAAAATAAATTTACATCTGGTTTGGCCGGCATTGCCATTTTAACATTAACCTTTTTATTAATAACAAACTAATGGCACTTACATCAACCGAAAAAAACGAAATTGAAGTGATGATTCGTAAAGAGATTAGAAACTTTATGGACAATAACACAATTAAACAATTTGAAGACAAATTATTAGACAGAATCTCCAAAGAAATCAAGCGAGGTAAACTTGAAGGTGATGTTAAAGATATAACCCTAAGAATGTTCCGTGAATTCTACCAATTTATGTGGATGAACCGTGGTTATTGGGAACCAAGACTTAAAAATGCTTAACTATGAATAATTCTACAACTGAATTTAAAAATGCGATTGATAAAGCATATACTACTCAACCAAATGTTAAATTAAATACCACAACAATTGGTGATGCTTTAAAATATAAATCATCATTTACTGAAGAGTTTGATGATGATGGTAATAAGTATGAAACTTTTTTAAATAAAAAGATGAATACCAAAAAAATTGATGAGGAAAAATTAAAAGGTGGTTTATCTGATAATAAAACTATTGAAGATATCGCAAAAAAACACGACAAAAAAGGTTATTATGATATCAAAAATATGGTTTCTTCTTTGAAAAAAGAATTAAGTATGGGTATTAAAGTTGAAATGGAACACACTAAAGATAAAACCAAAGCAAAAGAAATCGCCATGGACCATCTTTGGGAAAACCCAACTTACTATTCTAAATTAAAAAAAATAGAAACAAAAGAAGCTACAGGATCAGGTTCATCAGGTGCGTATTCAGGACCTGTTTTTGGTGGAGATAATCAGTTTTGGGAAAGAAGTAGATCTGAAAACCCAAAATTAAAAGAAAGTGAAGTTGATAAAGTTGAAGCTAAAGAGGCAACAACATCTGGATCCGTTGGTGGTTATGAATCACCATCTATGTGGGCTAAATCAACAAGTAAAAAAGATTGGGGTCCAAGTAGAAAGACTCAAATACCTGGAGGAGGATTTGTAAAAATTAAGAAGAAATGTACCAAATTTCCATATTGTAATCAGGGTGATATTAATAACCTTAAAATTAGTAAAAACGAATCAGTTAAAGAAGCTATTGAAAACGTGGCTAAAAAACTTGGGGTTAGTAAAGACGTTATCATGACTATTTTAGAACATGAGTATGAAAACGTAGGTAAAAGAATAAAATAAAGATATTTATAATAAAAAATACAAGATGAAAAACTTTCAAGAAAATATTGATAAATTAGTCTCAAAGATTTTAAATGAAGAAATTGAGACTAAAGTTAAACATATCACAGAGACAAAAGGTCAATGGGAAGAAATTAAAATGGATGAGGAACTTAGTGGTAAACAGTCCAAAATTGATGTTGCCGAACCTAAAGGTAAGATAACTGCCGCAGATTTTAAAAAACTAAGAGACGCTAAAGCACATAAAAAAGAAGTTGAAGAAATTTACACTGGTTATGATTCTGAAGAGGAAGAAGTTGAAAAATTATCTCAAAATGAACCAACATATGTTGGTAAAGGTTTAGCTGATAATAAAATTAAAAACAAAATTAGAAACAAAATGTTTGGTTCATTTGATGATGGACATGGTTGGTTTGACCAATCTGACAGAGAACATACAGGTGAATTTGATTTTGATTACGATGAAGAGGAGTTTGAAGACTTTCCATCATTAATGGATAAACACGGTAAAAATCAAAGATGGTTTGCACCAAATGATGGGGAAAAATTCTTTAATCAATATAAAGATAAGTTCGGTGGAAAACCGTTTAGAGTTAGAATTGCTAAAGGGTTGGAAGAAGAAGCTGAGACTGAAGAAGGTAATGCGTTTACAGGAGCTTTAGCTAAGGCTAAAAAATCTGGTGATGATAGTTTTGAAGTTGATGGTAAAGAATATAATGTTAATGAATCTGAAGACAAATGGATTCAAAAAACTAACATGAAAAAAGGTGCGTTACATAAAGCGTTAGGGATTCCTGAAAGTCAAAAAATATCTAAAACTAAATTAAACTCAATTAAGAAAGATTTAATGTCTAAAGCTAAAGGTGATAAAAAATTATCTGATGCGGATTCTAAGTTGTTAAAACAAGTTAACATGGCATTAACATTAGGAAATATTAATGAGAGTAAAAATACTTTATCGTTAACAGAGAATGAGTTAATTGATATGATTGAAAATATTGTTAAAGAACAAACAGTTAAAGACTCATCAGAAAAAAATAATTTTGGTGTTAATAAACCTCAAGGTTTAAAGAAAACTGAAAAAGCTCAAGGTGAAAGTCAAAAAGAAAATGACAAGTATGCTAAAGAAGTCGTTAAGAAAATGAAAGATTACATGAAAGACATGTATATGGGTGGAGGAAGTTATGATGAAAATCCTGACGATTTCCCTCAAAGTAATTACGACATGGAGAAAGAACATAATGAGATGAAGTACCACCCATCAGATGCGGTTGAGGAATACATTGAAGCTTTTTCTTATCCTGGTATGACAAATCTTGTTTATGATGAAATTAAACCAGACGATGAAATGATTTCAAGACAAATTAAAGGTGATTCTAAAAACGGTAATGCTGTAAGTGGAAAAGATGGTAAAGCGTTAGGTAACGTTTCAAAAAGAAGTGAGAAGGTTGGAGAAAGATTTAAAAAGAACTTTGATGAAAATTTATATGGTGCAGAACAAATGAATGGTACTTATAAAAAAACAATCGCACCTGTTGATATTGCTGGGGGTAAAAAACAACCAGGTTCTTTAAAAAGTATTAAAGGAGGCTCAACAGGTAAAGCAAACAAAATCATGAGTCAATTGGAGTCTACAGAAGCTAAAGCAACTAAGATTATCAACGAAGATTTACAGAAAATGAAAAATTTGATATCTTATAATAGAAAAACTCAATAAAAATTCACATTTAATAAAATTAGACTATAATTCTCCATAGAAACAACATTCTATGGAGAATTTTTTTAATTGGATGACTAAGCCAATGCCTCAAGAAGAAGTTATAATATGGTTCAATATTCATAATATGAATTATGAAAAAATTGAATTGTATGGTGATATCTCTAAGTCATTAACCAAAATTATTATGGATACGTATCTCGGAGAAAACATATCTGAGACCAAAATAACGCTATCTGATGAAGATAATGCGTCTCATTTTGAATGGTGTTGGAAAAAAATGATTAATGACTTTAAAAAAGAAAATATTATTATTAAATTAAATGGTGATCACAAAGAATATTTCCAATCTTTTTTTATGGACACATTCTATAATCAATCTAAAACTAGTATAAAACATTCAATCGATAAATTTTTAAATGAAATATTTGACACTGAGGTAACATTTTCTAAATCAGATTTAGATTTATTAACAGAATTATATAAATTAATGGAAAAAAATATGGAATAAATCGTTGATTCTATTTACACCAGAAGGAAAAAACTTACTTTTTAATTATTAAAATAAACAATTACAATTTTTAAAGAAATGGAAACATTAGAACAAATTAAAGTGTTGACTGAATTACTTTCAGTAGATACTACAAAGTTTTTTGGCGGTAACAAAAGCGCAGGAACAAGAGCTAGAAAATCTGCTCAAGAGTTGAAGGCATTACTTCAACAATTAAGAGGTGAAATTTTAGAACACAACAAGACAGAAAAAAATGCATAATATTGATACAATATATCTTTTTATATTTGTTTTCACAATATTGGTGTCATTAAAAAATGTCACAAATTTTTTAGGTGCCCTGTTACAAAAAGAACCAAAACCATTGGTCTATAGTAACAGGGAACTTATCCTCTTAGGAGTATCAATTAGTTATATTATAACATATCTATTACAAAAATGAGTTTTTATAAAGAAATATTACCATTCGTTGAATATATCCATTCAATTAGAAAGTTGGAGACATATCTAAGTTTTGATATGAAGTTCCCAACTAAATGGTCTATACCTAAGAGTATAGTAGATGAAGGACAGGTTATTGGGTTTGAGGTTGATGATCAAAACTCAAAAGGAATAACATTTATTTGTCCAATTGCCGAAAAAGATATGTCAATCACTTTAGTTAAGATTGGTAAGGTAATTAAATTAAATAAAGAAAGAGAGTTAAAAGAAAGATTGTTTAAGCAAACAGTAGAACAACTAAAACAAACTTTTGAAAAAACTGATTTAGATAAATTACAGAATCTATACTTTGATTTTGATGAGGGAGACCTTGATACAGAGTTAGATACAGAATTAGAGAATGAATTAGACAATGAGCAAGACAGACAGGAGTCAACAATTACTGAATTGGTTCAATAGTGAAACACTAAAAGACAAAAGAGAGTTGGATAGACAAAAAGAAAAAATTGTTAGAGAAATAAAGGGGTTAAAAAAAGACGAGCTTTTTCCTAAGCCCGTTAAATTAAGTTTATGGAAGAGAATAAAAATAATACTTTTGGGGAAATAGAAAAATTGGCGTTGATTGCAGAATCAGTCCAAACCCTTTTTAGTGGTAAAGGTACCATTATCTTTGAATTACCTAAAGGTGAGTACACCAATGTCATTAATCACTTTAGAGAGGTTGATAGATACCACAAACAGTTTTCTATTGATATATCAGGAACCGAGTTCCATTTTATTTTGGACGAACAGGATAAGTCGTAAACTTACGATATAAAACTTTTTTATCAAATCCGTTAGATTCTAACAAACTATACAAATATTTTCGTTGAGGGGAGGAACAATCTTTAATAAAAAGACAGTCTCCCCTTTTTCTTTTAAAGAAATATGAAGATAAAGACTCAACAAATCTAGTACACTCTGATTCATTTTTTAGTGAAAATAAATCAATTTCTTCGTCTTTTTGTAGGATAACTTTGTTGTTAAGTACTGATACCATTTTTAACCCATCACCTTTTAAGTGTTTTTTAATAAATTCCTGGGCGGTAATCTTTATCTTATTTCTAACATCATAAATTAAATCTTCTTCTTTGTAATGGTTTATTGATAATATAGACATACCTCCATCTTCTAACTTAACCTTAACACTTCTACCAAACTCATCGGTCATATATACAGGTGCAGATTGATTTACGGACATTTCAATTAATCCTAATTCAAATCTACACTCTTTACCATTCTCAACTAAAACCTCAAAAATTACATCATTAGACTCTTTAATTAACTGTTTAAAATAATTTTTAGCACGAGATAAAGTTATAAACTTCTTTATAATTTTTTTTCTTGTTTTATTCTTAAATAAGACTACCAAATAGTTTGCCATATATGAATAATTATTACGAAATATTAGGAGTAAGTAAAGACGCTACTCAAGATGACATCAAAAAAGCGTACAGAAAACTCGCAATACAATACCATCCAGATAAAAACCCTGATGGCGCTGATAAATTTAAAGAAATTGCTCAAGCGTATGATATCGTTGGTGATGAGAATAAAAGAAAGGATTATGATAATCGTTTGAGTAATCCTTTTGCTGGTGGCGGTAATCAGATGTCATATGAAGATTTTATTAATCAAATGTTTGGTAATCAACAAAACAACCCATTTAACAATACCCAAAGACGAAAGTCAGCTCCTGATAAAATAATTAAAGTTCAAGTTAGTCCAATAGAGTCTTACCGAGGTTCTGATAAAACTATTAATTATATTAAGGATGATAAATGTGACATATGTAATGGGAGTGGAGGAGACCAACAAGTGTGTAATACTTGCAGAGGTGCTGGATTCCAAGTTAAAGCTTTTGGAACTGGTTTTATGACTCAACAAATTAGAACTGCGTGTGGTTCTTGTGGGGGTAGAGGATATACTTTAGTACACAGATGTTATAATTGTGGTGGTAATGGAGTTAAATCCAATGCTCGGGAAATAAATGTTAAATTACCTGTTGGTGTTGATAATGGTCAATATTTAAAGTTGGCGGATTTAGGTGACTTTAAAAATGGTGAATATGGTGATTTGGTTATTCAAATAGAAGTGGTAACTAAAGATGGATTTGAAAAAATAAATAATGACTTGGTTTACAATTTATTTTTAAATTTAGAGGAAGTTAAACAAGATACATTTACAATACCACATCCTGATGGAAATTTAATTATGAACGCGTTAAAAACATTCGACACCTCAAAACCTTTAAGATTGAGAAATAAAGGATATTCAGGTGGAGATATGTTTGTAAAACTAAATGTTAAGTTTGATAGGACTATTTAAACCAAGAAACAATATGTTTAAATAATTCAATTGTTCCGTAAATTGATATGAATAAAATATAAAAACCTAAAAGTATAGTTCCAATTTGGAATGTTCCTGGTCCTTTTTGTTTACATGTTTTACATTCGGATTTTTGTTGTTCGTAGTTTTCCATTATATTTATAATTATGTTACTTGAGCAGATTATTAAAAGAGTTCTATATCAATATCTTGATGAAAAAGAACAACACAAATATAAGAAACCTCGCAAATATAGTCAATCATATTGTGAGAAGACTCCATGTCGTAAAATGGGATTCACTCAAAAGGCGTCCTGCCGTCCATACAAAAATTGTTATAAATAATTTGCTTTTTGAAGTTTTTTTCGTATACTTGTAGAAAAGTAATTATATGATCTCATACATCGGTGGAAAATCAAAAATAGGAAAATGGATAGTTCCGTTCTATCCTGAAGATATGGAAACATATCTTGAAACTTTCGGAGGAATGTTTTGGTGTTTCTTTAACATGGACTTATCAAAGTACCCTAATCTTAAGAAGGTCGTTTATAACGACTTCAATCCACTGAATTATAATTTATTTCAGTGTATTAAAAATCCGACACTATTGTTGGAGGCGATTAATTCTATTCCTTGTCAACAATTTGGGGAAGAAATTACGCCGACTATCTATAAAGAACAATTCAATAACTTTCAATCAGAGTTGTTTGAGAGTGGATTTACAATTAACTACCCTGACTATGTGGTGGCATCAAAGTATGTTTATATTTTAACATCTGTGTTTAGCGGTAGTAAACCTGAGACAAGTTCATTCATTGACTTGAAAGGTAAGTATAAATCAAAATATCTTACATTCAGGGATAAGTTATTAAAACCTGAATGGGTTGAACATTTCTTAAGGATAACAGATGTTGAGAATATGGATTTTGCTGACGTTATTAAAAAGTATGATTCACCAACCACATACATTTATTTAGACCCACCCTATTATCGAACTGAAAATTATTATTCTAATCATGATTTTGGAAGAAAAGACCATGAGAGATTAGCAGATTGTTTAAAAAACATACAAGGTAAGTTCAGTTTATCTTATTATGATTTTGATTTATTACATGAATGGTTTCCTGAGGACAAATATAGATGGGAGAAAAAAGAGTTTGCTAAAGCAGCCGCAGCAAAGAAAGGTACAAAACAAAATATGGGAGAAGAGTTGTTAATATTAAATTATTAAGTTACTTTTGTGTCTTCAATATATTTATAGTATAAAAATACCGCAGATGAAATTTACGTCGTTATTAAAAACAGTTATTCTTGAACAATCAAGATTCGAATTATTATTTGATGCGTTAACTAAACCGTCAAAAGATAAAGAAGGAAATAAGGTTAAGCCAAAGTTAAATAAAGATGAGTTTATCTTATTAGTTAATGCTGACCCTACTACTAGAACTAATAATGTTAACATGTTAACTGCGGATTCTAAAGAACTTGCTAAAGTTAAGGCTGGTAAGTATGTTCAATGGTTAATTAAGAATTATTTATTACCAAAAACTGAAAGACAACCTGGCGATAATGGTTATGAAAAAGAAGTAAAACAAGTTAAAGAAACTTTCATGGAGGACTTATATAAGGTTACTGATGACCTTACAAAGTTTGAAAGATTCAAGAACAGATTACCTCAAGATATGAGGGACATTAATAAACTAACTCCATCATTATTATATGATGCGGTTAAAGACTTTGATTTAACTTTAGCGACAACAACTAAATCTGAAAGAAAATCGGCACCTGTTCATCCTGGTTCTAAATTATTATTTGACGGTCCAACATGGAGAGTTATTGAGATTAAAGATAAGGGAGCGGTTGGTAAAGAGGCAGCTTGTTTCTATGGTGGTAATCAAAAAGAAACTAGATGGTGTACATCAGCACCAGGCCTATCATATTTTGAGAGATACATTAAAGACGGACCTTTGTATGTAATATATAAATCAGGTGATACAGACGTTACCTCTGATACAGGTTTACCAAAAGAAAGATACCAATTCCATTTCCCAAGTAATCAATTCATGGATAAGGATGACCGTCAAATTGATTTGGTTAACTATTTAAACGGACCAATGTCTGAGTTAAAAGATTTCTTTAAACCTGAGTTTGCACAAGGATTAACCGTTGGTGGTGAAAAACTAGTTATTGATAGTTTTAGTCACGGGGCTGTTGGTAAATTTATCGGACTTTACGGTTTAGATGATTTAATTGATAATCTACCATCAACGTTGAAAGAGTTCCAAATTCAAAACAGAGATAAGAATGATGTTATAATTACCATCCCTGAATCTATTGGTAGATTTAAAGATTTGAATATGGTTTTGTTTGACAATTGTGTTGAGAGTATTCCTGATTCAATCTGTAATTTACCTAAATTAAGATTTTTAGCGTTAATTAACAACAAAAAACTTACTGAAATACCTGAGTGTGTTTCTGAATTACCAAACCTATTTTTCTTAAACCTTAAAGGAAGTCCAAATGTTAGAGTACCTGAAAGTGTACAAGCAAGAGGAACTGACATGGGTGGTGGAATGTGGGACCTACAAGACTAATAACCTTTTAAATCTAACAAAATGAATGTTGATGTTGAAATATACATAAATAATATTGTCAAATTTTTTAAGTCAAACCCTAAAGACCTTTTAAATCTCGTTCCAAAAGAAAGAGAAGAAGATTTTTATGGTAAGATAAGAGAAGTTGCAATTGAAAACTCAGACAAGGGAAAGGATGCTCCATTAACTCAAAAACAAATGATTGACATATGTGTCGTGCTTAACGGTAAAACACCAAAAGAAGATAAAGTTGTTGAGGAAAAACTTGAGAGTTATATTATGGGGACAAAATTTGGACCTATGTTTTTAAACTAATAAAAAAAAAATATGATATCATTAATTTTAGTAATTTTAGCGGGAATTTTAAATGCCGCAATGGATATTATTGTATCAGCGATACGATATAATAAAAGTGTGTTTATGATGTTACCCAAGAAATGGGAGACATTTTTTGACTCAACAGTTTCTTGGAAGAATAAATGGAAAAATGGGGATCCAAATCAAGGTGAAAAGTTTTTTGGATCAAGTACTTTTTTAGTGTGGACAACAGACGCTTGGCATTTGGCTAAGACAACAATGTTGTTTCTACTTTCAATGGCAATTACATTTTATACTCCTTTAGTGAATAAGAATATTGATATTTTTATTTATTGGATAGTATTTGGTTTTACATTTGAAATGTTTTTTAGTAAATTTTTTATGAAAAAAAAATAAGGTATAATATCATATACTTTATTAAAACAATTTTTAATTATGGAAACACCATATATAATAAAAGATTATGAACAAAGAGAAGGTTTTTTGGCTAGAAATCAAATCTTAATACCTAAAAAAGGATTTGACGAATATCTTAAAGATAAAAAAATGAGTCTTGTTTATAGTGAATCAACCTCTGATTTCGAAACTGGTAAAATATCATTTGAGTCTAAAATTTATAAAACACAACAATCGTTTTATTTAAACTTATTGTTTGATGACGATGGTAGTACTAATATGACAATATATTATAAACAACAACAGTTAAGTGAATTAACTATATTTGTAACACAACTATTAAAACAATTTAAAAATTATTCAAAATAAAAAATATGGAAATTACATCAAAAGAATTAAAAGAAAAAATTAAAAATGGTAATAAAGTTATTATTGATTTCTATGGTACATTTTGCGGACCTTGTAAGGTGATGAAACCTATGTTTGAAGAAGTAAGTCAAATGACTATAGAAAATAGGTTACCTGTAGAGTTATTTACGTTTAACATAGAGAATGACAGAGAGTTTATTACCGAATTAGGGTTAAGAAGTGTCCCAACAATTAAAGGATTTTCAAATGGAAAAGAGGTTTTTTCAGAGATTGGACTTAAACAAACAAACGCCATTTTAGAAATGGTTAATAATTTAAACAAAATATGAAAGATTTAAGTGTTGTAGTTTACACAATGAAAGGGTGTCCTTTTTGTACAGACTTTAAAGAAATGTTAGTCAAAGAAAACATTGAGTTCTTTGATAGAGATATTGATGAATATAAAGAAGAATATGATTTATTTGTTGAAATAACCAATAATGATATGATTCCTTCGTTATTAATTATTGAAGGTGATGAAAATTCTCACGAATCATTTTTATATGCACCTGAAAGAAACTACAATGAGTTAACTGAGGCTCTTGATATTATCAAAGGTCACAGAAAGAATGTTGGTATAATTTAAAAAATTATAAAATCTTTTATTCTTTTTTTAAGAAAATCATAATCCTGAAGTGGGTTGGTTATTTCAATAGACCAATCCACTTTTTTTATGTCCTGTTCTAACCAAGACATATCGAAGTCAAATACATCAAGAATTGCTGAAGTTAATACCATATCAACATCATTCAATTTAGTTTTAACTAAAAATAATTGGTCACCAGACTCGTCTTTTTTGGTTGACATTTCAAATACCAATGTGGATACAGGGTATAATGATGGTATATTGTAGAATATGTGTTTACCATAATAATATAATAATCTACCTTGATTCAATGAATATCCATGGGGAAATTCAGAACAAAAAATTAAATTGTTGCTTTCAGTTATAGGTTTTAGAAAATGTCGGTAATCATATGAAACTGTAGAATCTTCTTCAAATGATTTTATTTGTGAGTTGTGATAAGAACAATTGTTAGTATTATGATATGCAAAGGTTAATGATTCTGATGGTTTTAACTTTGAATCATACTCAATTAAATCTATTATATGTGTAAGTTTTACCTCACCAATTAAATCTTCAAATTTTATGATAAATTCATCTTTAAGTTTACCGATGTTTAACGGTTCGTTATATGTTGTTTTACCTTTAATAACGTAAAAGTTAAAACAATCAACAACTTGAATTATACTCTCTTCTTCTTTAGGTATTTGGTTTAAAATGAAATCTGCGAACAAATTTACAAGGGATAATCTACTAACAGGTGACTTTAATATCATTAGTTTTAGTTTTTAATATTTATTGTTTTACTAATTATAATAAATTTAATTGTAAAAACAAATAAGTTTTTTAAGATAAAGGAACTATTGGGTGTTTACTTGAAGAAATTATAAAAGAAAAGGGACTAATTTAAGTCCCTTTATTTATTATATCTTTTATCTCATCTACGGAATCGTATAACATTTTTAGAAATCTTGGCCACATATCAGGATTAAATTTCTTAATTGTATTGATTAAGATTAAATAATATGGTTCTTTATTATTCATAAATTCACTTGTTTCAGGATATTCAGTTGAAATATTTGCTAATAAGTTTGCAATTCTTGTATCTTCTAAACCTTCATCACTTATTCTATTAATAACATCTAAAGATAATCTTGATAAAGGTTCACTTTTAGCGAAATAGTTAAGGATATTGTTTAGTGATTTTAAAAGTAATTGCCTGTTTTCAACTTTAATTACCCCATCATTTCTTCTTCTAAACTCATTAACTAAACCTTCTAAAAATTCATTTGTGACGGATCTAAATTCAACAGGATGACCCCAATATTTCTCATCAACTGTAGGGTCATAATCTTTCCAATATTTGTCATTAGACCTTGTAGTAAAGTTTGGGTCGGTTGCATGCATTAATTCATGGTATAGGGTTAAAAATAAATTCTTTTTTGAACCAAATAGTTTTGGATTAAGTTGCATTACAAACTTTTGAGGGTTTCTTGTTGTTTTTGGGTTTAAATCCATTTGACCGTAATTTTTATATCTTGGATTTAAAAATATTCTAACTTTACCTTCACTACCATCTGCGGTTATGAATTCCATTTGGTCTACCTCAATCTTTCTTGGGATTTCTTTACTACGTAAAGTCCATAATCTATCAGTTAACTCCAATAGTTTGGTATAGTCTTCAGGTGACAATTTATATCTTTTTTGTTCAGATATAACGTTTGATAGTATGTTTATAAACTTAATCATTCTATGTTAAATATAATCTCTGAAGTACATGTTGATGTTTTTATCAACTTTTCTTGAATCGGGATAATCAGGAGGGTAAACAGATAAACAATCCATACCATCTTTTAATAAACTCAAATAAGAACCCCAATATTCCAATGTACCACGATTATACCCTTTATTATCACCTAAATAATCGGTAATATAACTTTCAAAGTTATGTATTGGTGTTCTAAATTTTTGAACTTCAGTATCTTTTTTGTATATATGTGGTCTTGTTACCCATTCACCTTTTCCAAAGTAAGTTAAAAGTTCGCTCCAAACATCTTCATATAATTCTTCTTCATATGCGTTATTGTAAGCCGAACCATAGATACTATATAACTCACCTTTTAATTCATCAAGTTCGTTATCCATTAGTTCATTCATGGTCTCTGAATTATCAACCACTTGGTCTATATTTGATTGGTCAATAATAACATATTCAGGATGACCCTGTTGTTGGGCGTAATCTTCAAGTAAATCGGTATGTACTCCAATTTGTTTACCTTCTAACGATTTAATAATATATTCTTTTAGGCGTAATAAGTTTTCTTTAGTTAGTTCTTCAATTACGTCACGATAAAGATTGTCAGTTAAATCATAAGAACCCCAACCATAGGAATGACTATCATACTCACCACTTAATAGTGACTCAACCGTATCTTTTGAAAGGTCGTTTCTATTTCCACTACAAAATAATTCGGCAAGGTCTCCCTGATTGTCAATAACCAAATATACTTCACCATTAACTAATTCAACATCACCTAAATACTTTAAGACATATTTCAAAAACTTCTCATTATTGGTTTCATAATAAAATAATAATAACTCATTTTGGTATTCTTCCGCAAATCTTCCTTCAGGGTCTAATTCATCTAATAACCCTCTCTTATTGACAATCTTAAGGAATGTTTCAATGTCGTTGATATACTTGATAAAATCAGTATCACCTTCATTAAACATTTCAATTAACTCATTAATATTCATAATATATAAATACAAAAAAAGGGGTAAAATTTTACCCCTTTCATAATTTTGTTAAATGTAAGACAATTAGTTACTTGTCTTGTTCACATTGTAGTACTTTTCAATAGTCTTTTTGATTGCACTTTTAACACTTTCTGTTGTTTGTTGTTTCTGTGCTTGTGCTGCTTGTACTTGTTGAACAGTAGGCTGTTGTGATTCGTTTCCTTTATTTTTGCATCCGCATCCTGACATAATTTTTATTTTTTAATTTTAGTTTATTAGTTTAAAGTTATGTTTATAAATAGTTTTTCTTATGGAACCATTATAACCATTGTTTACTTTTACCCCTCTTAATGCCGATGATAATTTAACTCTAACATAAGATGGATTACCTTTTGCAAATCCAGTTTCTATTAAATAATTTGCACCATCAACCAAAGTTTCAAATATAAATTCTTCATTAGTTTCAAGATTTGTTAATGAAAATTTATTTATATTCCCATTCTTATTTAAATTATATTTTGATAATTTAATTTTCACTTCATCATTAAATGTGTTTCGTCTAAATTCGTTTACCGATGCTAAATTATAACCATTTTTAAGATTATTAGATTCATATAGTGTAATAAATTTATTTTCAGTTTCAATTAACTCACTAGGGTCACAATATTCAACAATTTCAAATATAAAAACACCTTTACCATATTTGTTATATGATTTTTGTAAATATTCATTATCGTGAATACCTTTATCCAACATCCAAAAATGTTTATATTCTCGGTTTGAAATATTAACACTACTACCAATGTAAACCTTGTTATTAATGGTGTTAGTTATTTTGTAGATACCAGAATTCATAAAAATTGAAATTGTTCTTTCTTAATAATAAATACTATCTTTGATGAAATATAGATACAAAAGAATATTTATCAAATAAAAGTGTGATGGATTTTTTAAAATTAATACAAGAAGGAAGAGTTGATGACTTTAAAGTCAAGTATTCTCAGAAATTTGGTGGGGACAATGTAAATAAGATTATTGCGTCAGTTCCACAAAAATATTTGGATTGGGTTGGTAAGAACTTAGATGTTGTAAACTTTGACGAAACGTTCGGTAAAACTACCGAGGCATTAAATAAGTTTGAAAAGATTTCAAGTAATTTACCTATAACTGATTTAAGTCAATACAAAAGTGTTGGTCAGTTATTGGGGGCGTTAAGTGAATATGATGGTAGACAAAGAAGAAATGTTAAGAAGGTTGAGGGTGGTAATGTTGTTTATGATGATGATAGGTTTTTTGTTGTTAATCCACTAACTCACGAGTCATCTTGTTATTATGGTCGGGGAACCAAATGGTGTACTACCGCTGAAACGGATACACATTTTAAAAGATATAATGAAGACGGTAAATTATTTTACATAATAGATAAAACCCTCCCAACCAATGATCCTTTTTATAAGGTAGCACTTCTTAAAAAGTTCGATGGGGATAAAACCTATTATGATAGTAAAAATGAAACCATTAAAAATGGGTGGATATTAAATACAAATAAATTAAATGAAATTTTAACATCAATTGACGAGTATCTTAATGCTGAATATGCCCAACAAATAAAAATATTCTCAGACAAAGAAGCCGCTAAAAAAGAAAGAGAAAGACTTGATAGATTGAGAATACAAAGAGTTCTTCAAGATAGAAGAGAAGAAGCGCAAGAAAGAAGATTGGAAGGTGAGTGGGAGTTAGGTCCTGACTGCCCTGACGTAGGTTTGAGGGCACATGCATTACTCAATTCGTTAGCTTCAAATGACGATGTTGAGATTATCACCAATGAAGATCGTGGTGAAATTGCCAGAATTGAAAATGAAATTCAAAGACTACAGACAGAATATGATAATGATGAAAATGTTAGACAAGATCTATTGGATGAGATAAGTGAATTGGAAGATACTTTGGAAGAACTAAAGACAAAAATTGATGTTTATAATATTGTCCCAACTGATGATTATTATGATACAACTGTTTTTGAAGTAATTGACGAACCAAATCTTGAAAATAATAGATACGCGGTGGGTGATGAAGATGAAATGCAATCAAGTGCATATGAATCTGTTGAGGAATTAATTGACGATATTGGTTATAAAGGATTCAACGAAAATTTTGCAAAATATTATATTGATGAAGCTGAGGTTATTCGTTATGCTGAGGATTTGTTTGAGGACGATGTTAGAGAAAACCCTGATTCATATATTAATGAAGATATGAGGATGTTATCGGATGACCAAGAAGATAGTATTAAACAATTGAGATTTAGAATATCTAAAGCTGAATCTATGATTAACCGATTTGAATCTGAAATGGATGGTGAGAATGATGATGATTTACAGGAAAGAATTGATGAGATGAATGAGGTAATTGAAGAAATGAATGATGAGATTACAGATATTGAATCAGACCCTGAAGGAGACTTTCCTGAAGACGAAATTGAAAATGCAATTAAAAACAGACTTTATGATATCAAACGTGATGTAACAGGGTTTATGGAAGAATATGGATTGAATTGGGAAGATTATATTAATAGGAGGGAATTTATTGATGGTGTAATTGATGAGGATGGTTATGGTGTTACTTTAAATCGTTATGATGGAAGTGTTGATGATGTGAGAGTTCAAGACCAATTGTTTTATGTTATGAGAATTGATTGATTAGTATAAAATTTCAATTATTATTCCTGTATGGCGAGAAAAAAGAAAATGTCATTTAAATTGAATCCTGAGTGGATGTTAAAAGAACCATTGGATTTTGAATACAACAAGTACACCTTGTTGGACTATATACAGAAATGCGAAAAAAGCCTTGATAGGTTTGAAATATATCCTGATTTTATTGAATTGTCATTACACTTGGCAAACATGCAATCGTTAACAAAAGAACATACCTTATTATTAACGAACAAGAAGTTCGAGTCATGTGATGATGAAATCATGTTGAAAGACTTATACCCAAAAAAACCTCGCCAACTTTCCGAAGAAGAAGAAAATGAGTTAACCAAAACAATTCAATATTCAAATAACAAATTATACGACACCTTTAATTTTGCCAAATCAATATGGAACTTAGCGTTTGATAGTGTTGAAATTTCTTTAAAAAAGAACAAAGGTTTTTTATCCTCAGGAATTGGTTATGTGTTCTATTACAGAAAAAAAGAAAACAAAGTATTTGTTTGGGAGTATCAAATAAAAAGAGACCGAAAACAACCAAATAGTAATAAAACAACTCTTAATTTAATATATGGGAATTCACCTGAAGACATAACATTATCTTCAATAATTGAAACCAATTCATCATTTGTTAAATCTAAAAATTATAAGACATTCCCTGTATTTGAAATGCAGTGTAATCAAGACTTTCCAATGGAACAGACAATAGTTCCAATAATGAAAAGAAAAGTTATAGCATACATTTTTCAAATTCTTAATATTAGTAAAATAAAAAATTTTGACTCTGAGTAATATTTTTTTTATAATTGGTTATCATGGGATTTAATAAGAGATATATAAACCACCAAAATACCTTAATTGCTCTTCAATCCAACAGATTAAAGGAGTATTATGGAAAAACTGATGCATTTATTTTCCAAGATTATGAAAGCGAAAAGATTTATGACTTATTTGTTGAAGGTAAAACAGAGAAAGAAATATTAAAAATTATTCAAAAATAATATGGAACAAAAAATTATCAAAAACTTATTGGGTAAACTCAGGCAACCCATACATATCGATTACATATCGAAATACATCCTTAATCAATCAATGGATGATACCATAAATTTAATTAATAAATTGGTTGAAGAAAATATTATAGAAGAATCAAAATACGCGAAGAATTATTATGTGGTTAAAAGTATATAAAAAATAATATGGAAGAAAAAGAAATGGTTAATCACCCAAGTCATTATGGGGGAGAAAGTAACCCATATGAGGTAATTAAAGTTATTGAGGTTTGGAACCTTGACTTTCACCTTGGTAATACTGTAAAGTATATTTCAAGAGCGGGAAAGAAAGGTACAGATAAAGAACTTCAAGATCTAAAAAAAGCATTATGGTACCTTGAAAGAAAAATACAAAATTTAGAAAAAAATAAAATATGAGAGAATTAGAAAATATTATTAACACCATAATCAATGGGGATTCCGTACAAGTTATGAAAGAAATTCCCGAATCGACAATTGATTTGATAGTTACAAGCCCAAAATATAATGTGGGTATTGATTATGATAGTTGTGATGATAGGATGCCAATGTCTGATTATTGGGAATGGACAAAAGAATGGTTAACTGAATCTTTCCGACTTTTAAAGGATGATGGTAGGGTTGCTATAAACATTCCCTACGAAGTTAATGTTCAAGATAGAGGAGGTAGGGTTTTATTTATGGCTGAGTTTTGGTCAGTGATGAAATCTGTCGGGTTCCAATTCTATGGGTTAGTTGACCTTGATGAGAACTCACCACACAGAAGTAAGACTACAGCTTGGGGTTCATGGATGTCACCAAGTAGCCCATACATTTATAACCCAAAAGAATGTGTAATATTAGCCTATAAGAAAGACCGTATTAAAAAAGTTAAAGGTGAACCACAATGGAAAGCTGAAATGGTTGATATGGAACAAGAAGATGGTACTGTAAAAACTAAAGCGGTTTATCAAGAAGAAGACAAGAAAGAATTTATGTCTTTGGTTTATGGTCAGTGGGAATATTTTGCGGACACAAAACAACAAACCAAAGCCACATTTTCAATGGATGTTCCAATAAAGGCCATTAAGATTCTTACTTATAAAAATGATATTGTTCTCGACCCATTCGCTGGCAGCGGAACTAGTTTGGTTGCTGCGGAAACCTTGGGTCGTAGATGGATTGGAATCGAACTGAGTGAAAACTATACCAAAGTTGGACAAGAAAGGGTACAACATTTTATTGATTTAAATAAACAAACTAAAATAGAGTTTAAGTAAAAGGGTTTAACGACCCTTTTTTTTGTTTTATGGATATTTATAATTAAAACAAAAAAATGAGTCAAATTATAATAACTGAAAAACAATTGGGACTTATCACCAATAAAGTTTTAAGTGAACAAAAATCCAAAAAAGGAACCATTAATGAATCTTTATTTAGTTTTGAAAATATTTTAATGGCTGCAGGGTTTGTTCCTGTTGTTGGAGAAATTGCTGATATTGCTTTAATATGTTACTACCTCTATAAAGGTGAAAAATTATACGCAGCGTTAATGTTAATAGCGTTAATCCCAACCGTTGGTGATTTTATTGCTAAACCGATTATTAAATTATTCAAAGGGAGTGGAGGAGGAGCTGCGGCCATGAAAGCAGGAGGTAAAACATTAACAGAATATTTGGCAAAAAACCCTCAAATAGCTAAAAAGTTTAGTAGTTTAGGTAAATACGTTAAAGAACCTGCAGTTCAAAATACAGTTAAAGGAATTGAAAAAGTTAGTCCGGGGTTAGCGTCAAAATTAAGAAGTGGTTTAGATATGATTACTGGTAATAAAGCTTTAAGTGGAATTAAGGCAGGTGGTAAAGAGGTTATCGCAGGCGGAAGTTTCAAAACAGGATTAAAAGATTATTTCCAAGGACAAAGATTATCTAAGTATTTTGAAAAACGTGGTGTTCTACCTGAAACAGGCATTAAAAGATGGTGGTTGAATGTTGGAGCAAGACAAGATAGAAGAAATGCTTTTAGACAATTTATTGTGGCAAATAATTTATTAGCTTACTTTGGAATACCATCATTATCTACTTTTGAAAGAAAATTATCAGATGATGCCGAATTTAGAAAAAAAGTTGCAGAAGACCCAAAAACAAGTGATTATATCGCACAAAACTTTGAAAAAGGAGATATGGTGACAAAACAACAAACCCCTGAAACTACACCATCTAAAGAAGAAATTGACCAATACATTAAAAATAGGAACTCAGGTAACTCTGCAAGTTCATTGTTTAATATGGGAAGTATTAATTTAAATAATAAAGACGGATTCTCAAATATTTTTACTACAATGTTTGGGGGTTCTCCACAAGTATCATAAAACTAAGTATAATAGTAAAAATATGGCAAAGAAAATTATAAAATTAACTGAAGGTGATTTAATGAATATCGTTAAAAGAGTCATCCAAGAACAGGATGAAAATTACAAAATTAATATCGCAATCCAATGTTTCTTAAATAAAAAAGGAATTAAAGATGATGCAGGACAATCATTAAAATTAGATGGTAGTATCGGTAATTTACCTAACTCTAAAAGTGCTCAAGCAATTGCAAAATATCAATCAAGTATTGGTGTTGATAATGATGGAGTATGGGGTTACGAGACTAATACTAAGATGACACCAAAAGATAAAATGATATACAAACAGTGTATTTCTGACCACGGAGACATAATTGATAAAGGAATGCATTTACTTGGAATTGACTAATTAATGAAAGGAAGAATAACGGAATCAGGAATACGTGATATTTCAGCCTTAAGAAAAAGATATCCTAAAGCAGAAATATATTTTCACCAAGATTTAGATGGTGTAACCACTGCGATTGCAATGAAGAAATACCTTGAAGATAATGGTATTGACGTTATCAATTCACATGTTATCCAATACGGTGATAAAGAATTTGCGGTTAAAAAACTTGACGCAACTGGTGATGTTATGCCAGTATTGGTTGACTTTGCTCACGGTAAACCAATGTTCGTTATTCATACTGACCACCACGACAGACAAGCAGGTGCGGAAGGTACCAAGTCCACATCATTTAGACAATCTCGTTCAAATGTTGAAACAATATCTCAAGTAGTTTCACCAAAAGAATTATTCCCATCTTCAGATATATTATTAATCAGTACTGTTGACTCGGCAGATTATGCAAAATATGATATATCACCTGATGAAGTTGTGAATTATATTTTTAAATTAGATAAAGATAAGTCATTACAAAAAAATAAAATGTTAATGGGTCTTGTTATTAACAAGTTATTATTGGCATTTAAAAACAAAAAAGGTTTCTTAGAAGGTTTAGTACAAAATTCAGAACCATCTTTATTGTCTATATTAACAAACATTAAAGATTGGATGAAAAAAACTAATGCCGCAAACCCCAAAGAACTACAAAAGAATGCCGAGGCATATAAAGAAACTATGAAAGGTTATCCTAAAGTTGAGGATAATATTATATTTCAATATGGTGGAGGTTCTATGATTAAGCCAGGTTCTTATGATAGGTATACACCATTTAGGAACAATCCTGAAGCTGACTTTTTAATTATGGCTTGGCCAATGGGGTTAGTACAAGCATCTTGTAATCCTTTCAAAAAAGAAAGAGAACTTAAAGGTGTTAATTTAGGTGAAATCGCTCAAGAAGTTTTATCTAAATGGGAAGACCAATTAAAACAAAGAACAATTCCATTATCTACAATCAAATGGGTTAGTGAAACATCTGCAGTTCCTGAGAGTGTTGGTTTTACATTTAAAGATTTTGAAGCTTTATATGGTGATAAGTTTACAACCATGGAAGGGGGAGAAGGGGTTTTAGATCATATTAATGATATGATGGAAACTCCATTCACCGAATTAACTGAAGAGCATAGGGAAATGTTAGACAAGATTGGTATTAATACTTGGGATTTAATTCAGGCCAACTCAGGTGGACACAAATGTATTACAAATATATCTGGATTAAATTACTTAGGTAGAAGTAAAAGACCACCACAAGGGCAATATAGATATGACTCTGAAAAAGACGATTCGCCTTCAGTTAAGTTCACAAAGATGATTGCTCACGAGTTTGAGAGAAAATTAAAAGAAAAGATTAAAGAGTCTAAGTAATAAAAAACTTTATTTTTTATTAAAAATAATTATTACACTATTTTTTTATTAATAAACTAATATTTTATTAAAGTATTAGTTTATATTTGAACAAAAAAATAGCGTATGGAAAAAATAGTTTTAGGTAAGATTATAAAAAAGATTTTTTTATTATCTGTATTAATATTATCATTAATCGGCGTAACCCAAAAAGAAGTAAATGCTTCTCACGTTGTTGGTTCCGACATATCTTATGTCTGTACAACCACACCAGGTGTTTATCGTGTTCAGTTTAAGATATATAGAGATTGTCAGGGTGTTCAACTCTGTGCCAATTGTCCCACAAGTTTAAGTCCTTCTTGTAATATTCCAATTATATTGACAGGTGGATCTGCACCTACAGGTTCAGGTTTACCAACAAGCCCTTGTGCTGGAATTAATTTTGGAACCCAAAATATAAATGTGGTTACAGGTGTTAGTGGTTTTGATGTTGTACAACTATGTTCAGGAGAAAAATCCATTTGTACTAATTGTGGGACTAGAACACCTGGTACTTTTGTTCCTGGTATTGAGGTGTATACATTTGAAGGGAATATTAGTTTAGCATCTATTCCGGCTAGTTGTTGTTTAATCAATATAGGTTATAGTATCTGTTGTAGAAATGATGCTATAACTACTTTAGTAAATCCTGGCGCTTTAAATTTTTATACTCAAGGTACAATTAATAGGTGTGTAACACCTTGTAATTCTTCTCCAACATTTACAAATGACCCTGTTGCGGTTACTTGTGCGGGACAAGATTTTACTTACAATTTAGGAGCTATTGACCCTGATGGTGATTCTTTAAGTTATTCTTTTGGGCAATCACTTACAGGACCTGGTGTTACGGCGCCATATCTTTCACCATACAGTGCCAATGTACCACTACCTTATTTAGGTGCGCCAATTCAAACACCACCTGCGGTTCCTCCTATTGGTATCAGCATAGATCCTGTAACTGGAGATCTACGGTTTAGACCGATGGGAACCTTTGTTGCTAATTTAATTATAGAGGTTCGACAATGGAAAATGGTAGGAGGAGTACCTACCTTAATGGGTGTAACTCGAAGGGACATTCAGTTTTATAGTAGGATTTGTCCTGAAAATAACCCACCTGTTTTACGAACATGGACCAATGATGGAGTTTTAACCTCACCACAACCAAACTTTAGTTATTCTGTTTGTGCTGGACAACAATTATGTTTTATGATTTCTGCTTGGGATAATACCGCAGTTACCGATACTACAGACATTACTTGGAACGCGCCAACATTATTAGTTAGTAAAGGTGCTACATTTGTTAAAGCATATAATCCTATTCAAAGAACTATGATTGGACCAAAATATGATAGTGTTCGTTTTTGTTGGACACCTGGTCCTGAAATGGCGAGTAATTTACCTTATTATTTTGTTGTTACCGCCAAAGATAGGGCGTGTCCTATTCCGGCTCGTACTACAAGATCATTTAGTATTTTAGTTAGAAGGATTCCTATAGCAAATATCATTAAAACCAACAAAAATTGTGGCTTCTATGATTTTTCATATACTCAAACAAATGTCGTTCCTATTAACCCTTCGTATACTAAATTCTTAATTGAAACAAGCCCTAATTCTAATACTTACCAAACTTTTGTTGGACCTAATGTGATCAATCATAGATTTTTACAAGGTGGTTGGCATAAAATTAGGTTACAGTTAACAACAACTGCACCACCATCACCCAATGGTTGTCCTAACGATAATATTTGGGACTCTGTTTTGGTGGTACCTCCTGTTGATGTAAATATTAGGGATACTTTTAATTGTTTTGGAACTTCAGTTATAGTTAGGGCAAATGGACGAGATGGTACGCCTTTTGGTAGTACTTATCGGTATACTCTATATGGTGGTGGTATGGGTTCAAACAACATTATTAGAACTTTTGGTATTGATTCCAATTTTGTAATAAACCCAACAAACCCTGGTGTTAGTAGCTCTTACAAAGTTGTTATTCAGGATTTGAATGGTTGTAAAGACTCAACTTTATTAAATGTGTTTACTCGTAATTTACCGATTAAAGAGTTACCAAATTCTGTTCGTTATTGTTTTGGTGCAACTGACACCATAGATGGTGGTAATAGTAATGGTAGTGTTAATATTTGGCGTTGGAATAAAATTCCTGTATCACCAGTATTGACTGATACTGTATCACAAAAAATTACACCAAGAGATAGTGGTCAATATATTGTAAGAAAAACGGATTTAAATGGGTGTTCTCAGTTGGATACTATTATGGTTTATATTAATGAAAGAGTACCTGTTAGTGCTGGTCCTAATCGAACTATTTGTGAGAAAGACGCACCAATAAATATAGTTGGTGTTGGTACGACCGCAGCCATAGATAGTTTTCAATGGAGATCGATTCCAATATCAAACCCTGATGTTGTTTTAAGTAGAACATCAATTCTAAATGTATCACCATTGATTACAACCAGTTATCAAGTGAGAGGATTTTTAACTTATGGTGGTGTTGGATGTTCTTATGTTGATACTATGGATGTAATAGTTAAACCATTACCAATAATTAATAGACCTGATAATATGTCTTTGTGTAGAAATACTAACATAGTATTACTACCAAATATTACTTCTACAAACAAACCTGGATTGATAACATCGGTATGGAATTATCCATCAAACCCAAATGCGATTAATGGTAATCAAGTTATAATATCTAATTTAATTAATTTACCACCAGTACCACCAACACCTGTAAGAGGAAATATTATTCGTCTTAACGTAAACGATGTTGATGGATGTAGAATAAGTGATTCAATCGTAATCTCTGTCTTTCCTGTACCATTAATTAACGCAGGATCAAGTAGAAACTTTTGTGATTTTGCTAGTGTGTTTAACATTAACCCAGGTTCCCAACTATATTCTCCAAATGGAGGTGCGTTAGCAACTAATGAAGAGTGGTTTGGTCGTGGTATTAATAAACCAAATCCCGCGATTAATTATTATGCATTTAATCCACAAGGTGTTGACGTATTAACTTTACCTGACACAAATATTATAACTTATAAATTTACTGCTACATTCCCATTAAATAATAGTGTGTTATTTACACCTGCGGTTAGTGGTTTTTTCGCACCATCACCAATAGGAGGTTGTTTAGCTACCGATACTTTGGTATTTTCAGTAATAAAAACTCCGAAGTTAGAAACAGGTATTGCACCATCTTTATGTAGGTCAGGTACTATTGTCGATATAGATCAACATATGTTAGGTAGAAGTACAACATCTATTAACCCACTAAGTAGTTATTGGTATATTGGATCACCTGATCAGATGTATAGGACTTCAATAACTAATGGTAGAAATTTCAACCCATCAAGTCCTATATTAGAAAATTTCACCAGACAGTACAGATTAGTATATGCTGACACATCAACAACTTGTAGGGTTGCGGATACAACTACAATTCAAGTTAATGAGAATCCTGTTGTGGATATCGATTATAATATTGTTAGTGATAGTTCAATTTGTAAAACTCGTGGTAGTGTATTCTTCTTTATGAATCCAAATAACATTTCAAGTGTTGATGGTGAGATGAAAAGTTTTCCAACTTTACCGACCACAGCATTTGATGTAACTAATGGTAAATTTACAATCAATAATGTTCCTGATGGGGTTTATAATATTAAATATTATTATAAGGATCCTGGAACGGGATGTGATAACAAAGATTCAATAAATATTAGAATACAAAGTCCACCTCAGGTAGATATTGTAGATGATGGATCGGTTTGTTCTTATGATGCCATTTTTAATGTGGGGTTTAAAACAATACCAAGTTCGCCATATACTTGGAATTGGGTAACACCTGATGGTAACGGGAATATTATTGATAATGGTATAAATGGAATTAACTATACCGCAACACCATTCGACATTATTCGTGGAAAAGTTACTTTTAAAGTTACAACTATAGATTTAACTACCGATCCCGATATTTGTGGTTCTGTAAGTGATTCTATAACTTATACGATTAAACCAAAACCAGTTGCTGATTTTACTATATCACCTGATAGAGGTTGTGTTGATGAGAGATATGGGTTGGTGTTAAATTCAACTTATACTGCGGTTCCAAGTATTGTGGGTAGTACTTATAAGTGGTATATGGATGTTACTGATTTTAATAGTACACCACTTAACTCAAATCCATTTAATCAAACTGTTTTATCACAAACATTTACTAAATCAGGAAATCACAGGATATATTTGTTTGTTGAGGCTGATGGTTGTAAAGATACTACTGACGCTACATTAACTGCTTGGCCAACACCAGTTGCGTCATTTACCACGGATCCAAAAAGTACAACAATTGCTAAACCAAATTTTGATTTCTTTAATCAATCAAATATATCCGACAATTCAAACTTAAAATATATTTGGTATTTTCCACCACTAACTCCTGGTATACCAAGAGTAGATTATACTTTTGAACCAACCCAAGTTCAGTTTATGGCAGATACTGGTTTACAGTGTATAAAACTAACTGCGATTAGTCCTAACGGTTGTTATGATTCTACACTAGAATGTGTTCGTATTGAGCCAGATATCACGGTGTTTATTCCAAATGTATTCCGTCCGATTAACGTTGATGGAAAAGGGGGAAGTACGATAGAATGTGGATTTGGATGTAATAGGACTTTCAAAGTAAGTGCTACAGGATTTGAAACATTAGAAATATTTGTATTTAATCGTTGGGGTCAAAAGGTTTATGAATCATACATGACAGATAAAACGTACAATCCTGAGGAAGGGTGGAATGGAAGAGACTTTAATAAAGGACAGGATTGTCAACAAGATGCATATATTTACCAAGTAAATGCAACCAGTTTTAACGGTAAAAAATACACATACAGCGGTTCGGTTACATTATTAAGATAATAATTTATTTATGACTAAAACAAAACAAGTTGAGGCTATTTTCATATCTGATGTTCATTTGGGTAGTAAAGGATCAAACGCAGAACAATTACTGAATATGTTAAAACAGTACGAACCAAAATATTTATTTATTGTTGGCGATTTTATTGATGGTTGGTTATTAAAAAAACGTCATCATTGGACTCAAAACTTTACTAATGTTATTCGTAAGGTTTTATCTTATTCTAAAAAAGGAACCAAGGTAATTTATATTATAGGTAATCACGATGAATTTTTAAGACACTATTCACCAAGTGAGTTCGGTGAAAACATAACAATATGTGATGAGTATATTTGGAAAAAATATTACATTACTCATGGAGATCTATATGATGGTGTTGTTAAGTTGAAATGGTTGGCTCATTTAGGGTCAATTGGTTATGAGTTGGCAATACAAATAGATCGTACTATGAAACGATTTGGATATAAGCGTTCTTTAAGTAAATGGGCTAAAGACAAAGTCAAGAACGCTGTTAAGTTTATTACTGATTTTGAAAATCAATTGGCAGATCAAGCGGATAAAAGAAATTGTAAGGGAGTAATATGTGGACACATTCACAAACCTGAAAACAAATATATTGAAAAAATACATTATCTTAATTGCGGTGATTGGATTGAAAATAATAGTTATATTATTTTTGACAATAACGAATTTAAATTATATTATTATTAAAATATGTTAAAAGTAATACAAAAAGATAGCCTATACGAAGTTAAAGTAGAATCAAATAATAATGTGATAGGACATTTTATATTGGATGTTGATGGATATTATTATTTCGCACCTAATGGACTTAATGAAGGTGGTGTTTGGTCAGATTATATTCTACTTGAGATTGGTACTAAACTTAAAGCAATCAATAAACCTTGGGATGACCAAATAAATGAGTATTTTAAAAAAGATCAAAATCAAAATCTTCATGATTTTTAAATACATTTATAACAGATACTCAACAGTATTACCTGGCTCAATACTTAATCTTTCACAAGAACCACCGTCAATTTCTAACACAATATTACCATTACCACAGTAACTTGGGCAATCATCACCTTCACATGGAGGACAGTTGTGGTGTATATTAACTATTACGTTATTTTTGATTATAATAATATCTAAAGGAATAATACAATTTTTCATCCAAAAACACTGTTTATCACCACCCATCAAAAATAGTAGACCATCAAAAGTTTCGTCAAACTTTTTACCCATCATGCCGATATATTTTGATTTTTCATCAATTAAGGTTTTGATATTAAAAATATTTTGATTAACTTTAACTCTCATAACTATAAATACAATGAATGCTAAAAGATACGTTGGGGTTATCGTTAAATGCGGTGACAAATTTTTAATCTGTAAAAGGAATGATGAATCATTAGGACAAGGTGAATGGTCAATACCTGCAGGTAAAATTGAAGGGAGTGAAAAAATTGAGGAATCCGCAAAAAGGGAGTTTTTTGAAGAGACCGCCATAAACATAAATAACTTTGAATTAGAATTTGCGGGGATAATACCAAGATATACTAGAGATGGTGGCAAAATGAAGGGATTGATGTACACTTATATTATTAATGTGGAGAAACAATTAACCCCTGATTTGGAAAGGGCTATTGATGGTCATGAACACACGGCTTGGGGTTATTTTACCCTAAACGACATGAAAAATATGAAAATTAATACTTTTTTATATAAATTGTTCGAATTTATTTCAAAATAGTTGACTTTTGGATATTGTAGACTATATTTATAATCTCAAGTCCGAAAGGACAAACATCCCCACAAATATAGTTTCGTAAAATAAAATTTGACAAAATGAGAATTTTGTTTTAATTTTGTGAAACAAATGAGATGAGAGTCTCACAAAAAAGTCCCACATATGTTTGATTATTTGAAAAAATAGTTTTAACTTTGTGGGACTTAAATTGAAAGTTCTTTTACTTAAGATATATCGCGAGATGGTAGCAGAGGTAGCTCGTTGGGCTCATAACCCAAAGGTCGGAGGTTCGAATCCTTCTCTCGCAACAAAAAAAAACTTCACAAAAAGTTTGACAAATTAAAAAGTTTATCTTACCTTTGTGAAACATTTAACAATCACCGAATTCAAATCTCACTATCGGTAATTAATAGAGTTAGGTTGTTAAAAAAACTTTCACAAAAAGTTTGATAAATTGAAAAGTTTATCTTACCTTTGTGAAACAATCACGAAAAGGTTGACGTTGTTGTAAAACTATGGTTTCCTTTTCTAAAATTGAAATTCGTTCTTTGAATATAAAATATTTATCCGTTCAGTAGTTTATTATGAGACCTTCGGGTTGATTATGAGACATTTAATCTGATAAAGGTAATCGGCCGTATATGGTCGTTAAATAAACCATGAAAGTGGGATAAAGTGAACCTGTTGTGTTAACAGGATTGCGGCTTCGGTAACGGAGCTCGAGTATACAGGCGAGATATCATCTTTGCTTTAGTAATCGAGGGTAACACTGTAGATGAAGAGTTGAGATGACCAAGCGATGTGGGTCGTTTGGTTGAGATGGGAACATCAATAAGAATAACTCGTAGGGATATTGTAAAAAGTGAGACCTCCAATCTCATCATTGCGAATTCCAATACGAAAGTGGACTTAAAACCGAAAGGTATGATAGAGTACAGGTGGTGCTGTTACTATCCCTACTTTGAATCTACCAAGGTTCTTAGTTTGAAGTAAACTTGACATATGGAGGTGGGGACATCTCAGGGAGTAGTTTAGTATTCTGTTGTTCAAAAGATAACGGAGCTTACGGTGGACCACTACTTCTATCATCCACGACACAAACCTTAATATACATATGTTAATGTAATAATTAATTAAAATATCAAGCACAAGTGTCCATCAGGTTTTGATGAAAGTCGCCTACATAGTCATGGGTTGTCCATGGCACACTGAGACTGCAAGTTGATGTGTATTTTTACCAAAAACCTCTAAGGGGTCGAACCCTGAGTTAGCTCGCAAGGTTAAAGAGAGTTGAGTAATGAAAGAGTAGTTAAAACCTTTAGGAGTGATTGGTCTAACCAATCGGCGATGAGGATTACATCCCAAAAGGATGTGGATATAAAGGGAACTAATAATCCTTTTAAAGATTCTCAATAATAGGTGTAATCTCAACCTTTTTAGCCACTAAACCTCATCTGTTAATTCAGGTGGGGTTTTTTTATTTAAAAATAATTTGGTTTGTTATAATAATTTCAATATCTTTGTATTGTTAATAAGAAAGAATATGAACACAATATCACATAACATTAAAATTCAGCATGAAACATTTGGTGTATTATTAGATGAAACATTTGTAAATGCCACCCAATTTAAGTTGTTCTTAAAAATGATACAAGGTTGTATTGAGTTAAAGAATGATTTAACTTTCTTTAATGGTTATGATTTTCTTATTCACATTCCTTACAAACATTTGGTTAGTTCAATTATCACAACAAAAATAGATATATATACGTTAGCAGAGCATTTGGTTGCCAAATCTAAAATGGAGGCATTAGAAACAAAATGATAACGATTGAAGATGTAAAGAAATGGTCTAAACCACACCCAATGTCAGAGTATTTAGGTATTGGTGGTGGTAAAGGTAGAATGTCTCGTTTTGGAAACAAAGAAATTGAATTTTCTATTGTTGGTGGAGACCGAGGTTTGTATGGTGATTTTGAAAAAACTTTTGAAGTTGCAATATTTGATAGAAAGTCAAATGATTTTGTCACAAGATTTTTTTATCCTGAAGCAACCGACGATGTAATTCCATACATGGATGCAAACAAAGTTGAAGAGTTAGTAAATTCTGTAATTAAAAGAGAGAGATTGAGTGTTGAAAGATAGTTTACAAGTTTATTAAAACTTGGTGGTGGACGCCTGACAATTCCAGTCAGTCCCTGAAAGAGAGGCTTCGGTCTCTCTTTTTTTATATCTGAGAATCAAAGTGGATTATTAATCCTGTTTTTTTGAATATTTGAGATATACATTCGTATTGAATATCGTCCATAAATTCACCATATTCACCCATTGTACCTAAGTCAACTTCATCATATATGTCGTCTAAAGTTTTTTCTTCACCATCATGAATTAACATGGAATCACCCCAAGTATAATGTATCCATACTTCTTTATATTCTTCATCACCCTCAACAAAATCAAATCCGTTGATGATTAGATAGATATATGAACCAGTCTCACCAACCCTGTCACTTAAATCTATTTTAATTCCAGGTGAATAAGTGGCACCTAACGATGAAAAAGTCTTGTTAACAAATTCATTTGCTCTTTCTTGACCTACTTCTAATATTAAATCTTCTATAAAATTATTAAGGTTATAGTTAATTGAGTTGGCAATTACCAATGAATTGGGTGATGGATTAGGATAACCCAACTTTTGTGCTACTTTAAGAAATGTTTTTAAATCTGACATTATAGTGTGTATTTTTCTAATCCATCGTTATCCATCCAAATACGATAATAACTTTTATATAGTTTTGGCTCATCTTCATAGTTTGCGCAATAAACGTCATTAGGTAGGACTGCAGAACGAAACTCAGAATGTTTTTCATCATAACCTAATACAATATATTCATCACTTAGACGGTCAAAATCGTATTCTGAAAGTGCTGGTGTCATTGTACCTGATTCAAGTTCGCATTTGTCCTTAATAAAACTATTCCAAGTAATTATAAAATAATATTTGTATTCATGTTCATTTGTTTCTACCTGTCCGTCACCGTCACAAGTTGAACAGTCTTCAGTCCCACGTCCATCACAGTTTTCACAATATTCATTACCGCTACCACCACATTCGTCACAACCAATTTCACCACTACCATAACAATAATCACAGTCTACGTATTCATTATCCTCACCATCCACTTCAATTCTCCCATCTCCATTACAGGTTTCACAATTAACCGTTCCATTACCAATACATTTATTGCATTCAATACTTCCTTCTCCGCCACAATAACCACAACGAAGTGAACTATCGCCGCCGCACTCATCGCATTTTGCTTGATAATAATCTGGCTCCATAATAAATAAGGAAGCAAAACCTGATTTATTTAATATATTTTCAGCCAATTTAAAGTTACCTGTGTTTTTAAGTGAATATATGTATAAAACTAATTTAAGTATGTTTGAAGGGTCAAAGTTTTGGAAATACTCAAATTGTTGTTTATATACATTATTAAAACGGATATAACAATCTTGAGCGTTTTTAAAGTCCTCAGAAAATAGTCCAACCATTTTGGTTGATAGCCTTTGTAATTTCTCGTTCATATTAACTAGGGTATGTTATGCTAAGAGATACTGAGAATGTGTGAACATTTTCAAGTTCGTAATTTATTTTAAATATCATTACATCTGATACATAAACATTATCATCACCTGATTTTAACTTTCCTTCTTGAGTTGGGGTATATTGTGTAATAACACCTCTAACAGTTTCAAACAATCTATTAAGGTCTGAGGTAAAAATATGTGGTTCATATCCATCAAGTGCACCTTCATATTCAAAATCCATGTCAATATTCACTCGTTCTATTATTCTAACGCCATCAGTATTTTCCATGGTTTCAAATTCTACATCCATTTCTTTTACAATGCATTTCTTTTGTTGTAGTTCCGCTTTATAAAGGTACTTCAATTTTTCAGCAAGGACTGATTCTTTTTTAAAATCTAAACTCATATGTAATAAATAGATTTGATTTGTAAAAATGATTATATATATTTATTATGTAAGTTAAAACAATTATGGACTTTAAAATAACAATAACTGAAGAAGATATCAAGAATCATCCGAATAATTATGAGTTGGGTAATTACATTAGAAAAAAATATCATGAATATTCTAACTTAAAGTATGATAAATGTATTCAGTGCGGTCTTGAATCACCCTACACAGAGGACACACATATTGATATGAGGTATGGATATATTGAAGGTGTTGGACAATTTTGTTTCCAAGAAAATATTTGTAAAAAATAATTTGGTAGTTCCGATTTAAATTGTATCTTTGTATTCACAAAACGATAAAGATATGACAACTACAAACACAGCAACAGAAAAAAACATCATCAAATTAACTGAAGGTATTTTGGCGGGAGACGTATTTTATGGATCTTTTGAAACGAATATCGATGATAAGAAAATATCTGTAATGGTCTCTAATAATATTAAAGACTTAAATCAGGAATATGAATTCCGTATTGCTGGAAAATGTAATGCTGGTTTTATAAATATTCATGACATCAAAGGAACTCCTCGTAGTGTAATCACAGCATATAAGAAAAACTCTTTGGTGAATATTCAGGTTAAATGTGTTTATAAAAATGGTGTTGAACTTTGGCACAATGTTTTAACAACCAAAGGAAACAAATGGTATTCAATCGATAAATCATTCTTGGATGTTTTGACGGTTGGAAACATGAGAAAGTCATTCCCTGATATGTGCGATTCAAAGATATGGGAAAAAATGGGAGCCAAAACATGGGCGGACAAAGCCTTCACTCAAAACTAAAATAAAATCCCCCTTGATTGGTCAAGGGGGATTTCTTATAATTAACATATGGAAAATATTAAAGAAAAATTAAAAACCGCACTAAAACAATTATCGTTTTATACCGTAATCTCTCTTAGTTTTGTGGCGGGAGGGTCAATCGGATACTACTACAATTACATTAAAGTAAACTACACAAAACAAACACCAGTTGTTTCTGTTAAAAAAGATGAGGTTAAACTTGCAATTGATGAAAACAATAATCTATTGGTTATCAGAAAGAAAGATGGTTCATATACCATTTATCAAGATTCTGTTGGGTACATGATTTTTAATTTGTACGCAAAAAACATTTGGGGTCAAGCATCATCACCTAAAACACCTTCTAATTGATGGTAAAGAATGGACTAAAATATTTCTATTTGTTGTTTGCCGTTATGGTAATCCTTGCAGCTTTTAATTTGGTGGGATTAACAAGACCAAACGAAGGTTATAAACTTGAAAACATTGGAGGTAACCCAAACTCACCATACAGTCTTCAGGTTTATACTTCAATTGAGAAATATTCTAATGAATATAAAATCCCAAAATATATTGCATACAATATTGCCTTCCTTGAAACAAGGTATCAAGGACCATTTGATTGGGATTACCATGGGAAGTTAACATCATTTGCTGGAGCTAAAGGGCCAATGCAGATTATGCCAAAAACAGCAAATTACATCAGTGGTAGGAACATTACTCAAAAGGAACTATTACATAACATTGACCTGAATGTTCAACTATCAATGAAACTGTTACATAAACTACGTAAACAATATAATGATTGGGGGTTAATATGTGGATATTATAATACTGGATACCCTCAGATTAATGAATATGCTAGATTTTGTGTAACCAACAAAGATTATAAAAAAAATTGGGTGGAATATTAAAAATTGTTTGGTAGTTCCGATTTAAGTTGTATCTTTGTATTCACAAAACGATAAAGATATGACAAATACAGATACCACCACAATCGAAAAAGTTCAAAACTACACAGGAAAAAATTCTTTCATTGCGAAAATGAAAGATACCATCAATAAGTATGGTAAATTAACTCCAAGACAAGAAGAAGCGGTTGTTAACATCTTCCAAAGAGAAGAGAACGAAAGAACCGTTCAGATGAATTGGCCAACTCCAGGTGAGACTTTGATTATCGGTCGTAATGTTGGTCAAGACTTGAAAGAAACCTACGGATTGGAATTTAATCCTGTATTGATTGACATCACCCGTTTATTGTCTGTTAGTCCAAAGGCAATCAAGTTCTCAGGTAAGATGACCGTTAAACGTGGTAACCTTTGTGTGTGTTGTGGACGTGAATTGACCGATGAGTTCTCAATGTTAACCAAAATGGGTAAGACATGTGCAAGACACATGAAGATGGAATACATCAAAGACAGGTCTGAGGTTGAACGTTTCCGTCAAGATTACTTGAATCGTGTTGATGAGATTGGTGAATTTGAATTTACAATCCCAAAACGCCAAATCAGAAAGTGGGAAGGAATGACAGAATCTATCGTGAAAACAATTTAAAAAAAAGAATCCTCAACCTTGAAAAGCTGGGGATTTTTTCTTATTATTGTACCATGAGTTATATAATTATAAAAATGGTCAAAAATTTGGTTAGGTCAACCGAATTACCAGTAATCATCTTAGATGGTGAAGGAGAAGTATTAGAATTTGATACAATAGAACAAGCGGAAGATATGAGAAGCCGTTTTGAGATTAATTCAGATTCAGGTTACAAGTATAGAATTAAAAAAATAGGTGAACACCATGATACAATTACATAAAACTGAACAAGAACTTATTGACGAAATCTTAAAAGAATTCAACTTTGAAAAGTGCAAAGTGGTAATGGACCATTTGAATTGGACTTGGGGATATATTAACCAAGTCCCAAGTATTCAACAATTGAAAGAATCTGCAAGAGATAGAATTGAAAGTGCTATTGAAGGTTTGAAAGGTAGTAAAAAATGGTCTTATCACCAACCATATATGTCTTCAAGTGGTGGTTTGTGTGTATATGTTTGGAAGAATAGATATGGTCAAATATGCGACATTAAACTTGAGTTTGTCTTAACAGAATGGGATACTTTTTAAATATGTGAAAATGATTAATTTAGATTTATCAAAACAATTATCAACTCAATATTAGGGAAATCAACCCTTTCCGCACATTGGTGAAGATATCTGAACTTTAATATATTTATTAACAATGAAGGTATGTTTCAAAAATATTGATAATTCAATAACATCAAAACAAATCAATGTTATTAAAGAGTTTGTTAAATTTGTTCAGACTCATTTACCATTGAAGAAGGATGTTTACATTAATTTTTTACCTGATAGGAGTGTAAAAATGACCACAGGTGTTAGATTTCCTAAAGGTGAAATATTTGTGTTAAGTGGCAATAGATTATTGATTGATATTCTTAGAACATTAAGTCATGAATGGGTTCACGAATTCCAACACCAAAAAATGGGATTAAAAGACAATGCTAAAATTCAAAACATCGGAGGACCTGAAGAAAATATGTGTAATATTTTATCAGGTATTTTTATAAAAAAATTCGACAAAGAATTTCCAAAATATTCAAATGTATTGTATGGGGAGAATAAATAAAATTACTATAAGATAAATTAATTATCTTATAGTAATTGATTATCTTATAGTAATTGATTATCTGAATTTCTCCATTCTTTTTCTAATTAATTCTGCGGTTTCATAATCTTGATCATCGATTGCAGCTTTAAGATATACTTCGCACTCAATTTCATTTAATAATTCAATCGGTTTTCCATCAATCTTTCCACCTGATTTTGATTCACCAAGTTCTGATTTGAATCCTGGTTCTACTCCCATAGATTTTTTACACTCATCATAGTTACGTCTCCATAACGCAGACTTGTTTGTGTTAAAACAAGACCACTCGCATTTGTATGTGGTATCACCAATTTCAAGATAAATGTTGTATTCATTCCAACCAACAACCTTTACCAAACTTTGATTCAACTTTTGTATTGCGTAATATTCTTCACTATCTGTTTTTAGAATTATTTTATCACCAACAATCCAATCTTTAAATTCTGATTTTCGTGATTTCAATTGTATGGTGTGATATAAAAATCCAATTAAAACTGCTCCGAATAAACCACCTGTTAAAATTAATAATGTTATCATATTTTTATTATTTAGATTACAAAGATAATTGTTTTTTTAATATTATTCTTCTTTTTTATTTAAACGTTTGTAAACCTCATCCTCAACTCTAACTAAAAAATCAATTTCTTTTTCAATCTTACTATCAATTAATCTACCAAATCTTGGCATAATTTCATAAAGATTAGTATAAAATCTTGCTGAGTTAAACTTCAGTTTTATTTGACTGTATTTAAAACCAGGAATTTTGATTAAGTCCTGAAATACTTCATCCAAATATTCAATAACAGATGGATAACCAATATCCAAACCGTAATGACCATCTTCAAGATAATCTTTGTACTTTTCGTTAAATTCGTCTATTTTCATAATTTTAATCTTCTTCAGGGTTAAATAATTCAAAATGCGTGTTTTCATCCATTTCTTTCCATCCACCTTCACCATCTTGGTAAGTGAATGCTAAAGTCACGATACAATCACGAAGACCATCCATTTCTTTTTGGATTGAATCTACGTCAATTGAGACATGAGAATCCCAAGATTTGTCCTTGATATTCTTATTTAATTTTTCTGCGAGGGAGTTGTAGTTCCTTAACAACTGTCTCCTCAATCCGTCCATTGATACTTCCATTGTTGTATTAGTTTAATGAGTCAGGTAAATAAAGTAAAGTTGGGTTCTTCTTTTGGATATCAGGTACATCACCTTGTAAAGCCATAATCTTGTTGAACTCCATGACATCAAATCTACCAGTGATTAGGTGGTAACCACTTTTGGTTGGGATGGCGGCATAGATTTTATTTCCTTCAGGTCTGCATGAATTAACAAGTTTCATAATCTTCAACAAGGCTTCTTCACTCTTCATATCAACATCAACAATCCATCTTTTTTCTTGGGTTTTAATTTGACCCACAACTGAATCAAATAAACCTTTTTGATTGTGTTGTCCGTTTTGGATACGTTGCGCCAAGTTAACCATCATATTTAATGAAACATCAAAGTGATTTTGTTTTTGAACATGAATATATGCACGAGCCTTAAACATCTCACAAAGTTGTTTAATCTCGTCATATCTACGTTCAAGGTGATCAATACTTTCAATACAATAGGTCTTAATGGTCCTTACCGATTGATGGTTGTCCTTTTCACCTTCAGGTTGGTCTTTCTTTCTTTTGAACACATAAAGCATGTAGAAGTCACCTTCCTTATCAAAGTTCAAAAGCGGTTTAATTATTTCTAAATTGTTAATCATAATTCTGTTGTTGGTTTAAGCCATAATCCTTTTCCAAACATTATTTCTAATATCTTTGGATTAGTATATTTAATTTTTTCAAATAAGTCCAATGTTTTTAGTGTATCATGCTTCATCATTTTATAGACTTCATACATTTTAAACATGGGACAAATTTATTAAATTATTTTTTATTTTCCAATTTAATTTTGGTTTTTTATTTATAATTGTATTTATTATTAATGAAAATCATAATCACAGAAGAACAATTCAGCAGATTCAATAGAAGTAGTCCTGCATTACAGAATGGGATTAATAAGTATTTGAATCAATACATAGAAGGTGGTACTAGAAAGATTGGTAAAAAATCTCGTAATTATGGTAATCTTAGTGAAGATTGGTGTATTGATGGAAAAAATACAATAAGTGTTTATTATAATTTTGATGTTGACGGTAATTTTAAAGATGGTTATTTATACCTTGATAGAGAACTTGTAAAAACTATATCTAAATTATTTAGTGTTAAACCAACATATGTTTTCCATGTTATTGAAGAATGGTACCAAGATGTAATGATTCCAAAGTTTGAACAAATGGTTGGAGAATCTGGATTATATGTTGATAAAATAGATACATCTGAAAGTGTAGATGATTGTGTTCCTGAACCTGAAAAACCTGAAGGTATTACAGATGATGAAATGATTGACTTTATTGTTAAAAATACTTTATATTCTAAACCTGAGGTATTACAAAAAATAGAATCTGGTGAAAGAGATCTTGAAGATTTTTATTTAGATGTTGTTGATGTTATTAATCGTAAAAAAATAACGGGATTTTAATATGAAATACATTATTAGTGAAGAACAATTAACTAATGTTGTTAAAAAATTCAAAAAAGATGATGTTGATAGAGGTAAATTAGGTCATATTATTGAAAAACTTGTTTTAAGTTATTTTCAAAGGACTATTTGTGATGTGGTTGCTATATTCATACCTGATTTAGATGATTATATTGTTTTAATCTTAACACCCGATTATTATGGTGAGGAGACCACTACTAAAATCGCACGTAATATTGAAAATTATATTGGGATTAGTACAAATGTTATAATTACCCAATCACGAGATTGTGATAAGATGGATAAATAATTTATTCAAATTATTTTTTTATTTAAAGATTTCTACTATCCTTACAGTCTAAACCATTTTTATAAATTGTTATCTACATATGTCATCTGTAGATGAGACCAAAAAAACAACAGTCAAAAGTATTGGTAAAAAATGAATACGGAATGCCAACTGTTAATGGTAAAAGACTCCCTGCGTTCAGAGTTATTTCCAAAGGTAAAAAATAATTATGTATTGTTTGTTAAATCCTTAATTATTATATTTGCAATATGAATAAAGTAATTAACCGATTAATTAATGATGCAACCCAAGGAGTCGATACATATAAAACCAAAGACTCGACATGGCTTATATTTACGGAAAGTAAAAGATGGGTAATCGAACTCACAAAGGGAGGTACTCTATGGTATAATTATAATTTTTTTCAAGGAATATTGGTATACCTTTCAATGGATGTTATTGAAAATCAACACTATATTACCAAATGGGTTGAAGATAATGTTATAACTGGGGTGAAACGTATTAATGAGGACTACTCCGAAAATATTGAATTTGTTGAACACACCATTCAAAATGGGGTGAAAGACACCTATTCCAATTATGGTATTGGTATTTTTAGCGCTGATAAAGAAATAGTTGAACACACAATTCAAAATGGGGTGAAAGACATCCGAGTTTCAACTTATCAAAATACGTTTGCAGTTGAACACATCATTCAAAATGGGGTGAAAGACACCGAAGTCGAAAATTTCGACTTCATTAAAAGCGTTGAAGATACCATTCAAAATGGGGTAAAACATACCGAATATGGTGATTGGTTAGATGGTGATGAGAGATTTGATGATATCATTCAAAATGGGGTTAAAAAAACCCTAAGTGTGGAAGAAGGAACATTTACTTCTATTGGTTTTGGTGCTCACGTTGAAGACACATTACAAAATGGGGTAAAATATGTTGGCGGAATAGGTAATCCAAAGTGGGTTGGGAAAAAAGTTGAAGACACCATTCAAAATGGGGTTAAAGAAACAAAAATTGGTGCGCCTGATAATCGTGATTATTTTATTGAAGACGCCATTCAAAATGGTGTTAAACACACTGAAGCTGGTGGTTACTTAGGTTCTATAGAAATGAAAGGTAAAATAGTTCACCAACTTGAATCTCCAAAACAAAATGAGGAAGTTGAATATGTTATAGAAAATGGGGGTTAAACACACTATTTGTTCAAGTGCACCGTTTGTTTATGGTGTTAAAGATACTTTACAACACGGCGTGAAAGAAACTTTTGATAAAACTCATCATAGAAGACGAGAAGTTGTCCGAACTATAAGAGATGGAATTAAAGAAACTTATGACGATACTTATCACCATAAAAGTAGGGTTGATGGTGTAATTAAAAATGGGATTAAACAAACCTGTGCTCAGATACCATCAATTCAACCTGTGGTAGAAAGAATACTTGAAGAAGGTATAATTCAGGACTCACAAGATTGTTAGAAAGGTAATTCCCAAAATTTTATTTTTTATTATTGATAATTTTTAATATATTTGTAAGACAAATAATTAAATAACATCTTTATGGAAAAATTAATGAAAAGTTTTATTAATGAATCTCTTATAGGGACTAGTTTATATTACTATAAAGGTTCAATTTGGGTAATGTTTTCTGACAGAAACGAATGGGTTATTGAATTAAATCAACATAGAATGTTATTTTTTAATTATGAATTTTTTGTAGAACTATTTAAATATGTGTCTATGGATCCCGTTGTAAGTAAAAAATATATTGTTAAATGGGTTGAATCCATGATTAAAAATAAAATTAAAGATTCTTACGAGATTAATGATTGTAATGATCTTGGTAAAGTTGTATTATTAGCTGAAGAAATAAATTTAGAAGGGATCAGAGGGGTATTAGAAATCAATAATTTTTTTAAAAGAGGATTTGACGATGCTATTCAAGATGGTGTTAAACTTACATAAACATATTATGTGTGTTTAATAGTTTTACCTCTATCAACTAGTGATTTAATGTTTGAACTTTTTTTAATTAACTTTAATATGCTGTTGAATAATGCGGTACTTTCTGGTAATGTGAATTTTGACGGTGATTTTCCATCTCTTTTATTTTCGCAAAATTTCATAACTTCTTTTTTTGCTGAAAGCATTTTCAGTTTGTCTTTTGCGGTATTCATAATTTCACTACCATATAAATCCAAATAACCTAACACGGCTGAATATAAATCAGACGATGTTTGTTCTGTTATTATTCTATTAAATTGAGATTCGGTTATAATGTATTTCATAGTTTATAAATATACCTCAGCTCCAATATTAACCATCGATCTAATTTCTTCTTCGGTGTATTTTTTGGAGATTGGAGTTTCTCTCAACCACAAATCAAGACCAACTGATTTAAGGTTTCCAAGAGATTTAATCGGAGTTCCCTCTAAATACAACTTACTTCCAACCGACTCAAGATCTCCAAGAGATTCAATTGAAGAATTATCCAAATCAAGATAACCTCCAACCGATTTAAGGTTTCCAAGAGATTTAATTTGTGATGCGACCAAAGTCAAATTACCTTCGACCGATTCAAGGTTTCCGAGAGATTCAATCGAAGATTTTGCCAAATACAAATCACCGCTTATTCTATAAGGAGGATTATTTCTTTTTTTCAAAAATGATTGTAACATCTTCCATTCATTAAAATGAGCATAAGGAATTGTTAGGATTTCTTCTTCTTCCTGTTCGGATATTAACTTATATTGTCTCTCGGTTATGATGTATTTCATATTTTATATATCCTTAACAAAAGTTAAATAAGCTGCAATTTCATTTTCGGTGTTTATAACCTTCAAATTGAATCTATCTTCAACTTAATATTTTTTTTTGACATTAACAATCTTGAGTGTTCTTATTATAGAAGTTTTCAATCTTCTCACCATACATATCCATTAGCTGATTAACAAAGGTTTCATAACCAATATGATCGATGATAAAATTTTCTTTATCATCAATCTCAAAATTATCAGGTTCATATTGTTGGATAATATCCATAACCAAGCTGTCTATATATTTTTCTAATGTGGGGTAATAATCACAAAAATCAATATCTCCATAAAAGTCATCCGCAGCATCAATTATTTGTGATGCTTCACTCATAATATCTATTAACCTTCTTTTTAAACTAAGAATTTTATTATACTGAGATTCTGTGATAATATATTTCATATTTTATAAATATATATAATCATTTAAATATATATATATTATTATGAGAGATGCATTTAAAGTTATAGGTAAACAAATTGACTATATGGATAAGACATGGGTAATAAATGATTTTTATTATGTCCCAACAAATCCTGACATATATGTTGAATTATTTAATGGGGGTTATAAAATGAACGTAAAGTTAGACGTAATTAAAGATTTAATCACTACGCCATATTCTTTAGAACAGATTCAAGAACACCAATAGAATCTTTATCTTGTTTGGTTTTAACCTTTTTACTTTTTAAGTAAGTTAGAGATTCCAATAGTTCATCTCGTTTGGATGGTTTTTTAACCTCAACTATTGGTTTATTTGTGGTGCCTGTGATAGATGGTTTGACAGGTTTTTGATCAGAAAACAATGCATTATAAATTTTAATTGATTCGTCTGTATTACGAACAAATGCGCGAATAGTTAAGAGTAGAAGTAATTTTTCCATACCACAAATATACGAAAAAGATTTTAAATCTCGGTATCTGAAATAAATGTTACTATTAACAATTCTGATGAGATATTAACTTCGGGACAAATACTTTTTACTATTTGTGCACATTCTTTGGTGAATGAAGTTAGTATAGTATTACTAAGAGGCCCGTTATTTTCAAGTTGAGAAAAGAAACTATCTTTAATAAAAATCTTCATATCAAAATTTGGCGCGACATTATGAGTTGTACCTGAAAACGATACTACAGGAGAAGACTCAACCAAACTTTTTATTTTAACAACATATGGAAATTCCTTCTTAAGGTATTTCTCAACTAAATCTAAATTACAATTCATATTTCTATTTTAATAAGTATAATCAAATTATTTAATAAAGACAAAGGTATTTATAAATAATGAACTTACAAGAGAATATAAATAGAATCAAAGAAATGATGGGGGTTATTACTGAAGGTAAAGACCCGAAAACAGGAACAGGTAAAAAACCTGAAGGTTCTGACAGAAGATTATATACAGATGAAAATCCAAGTGATACTGTATCAGTAAAGTTCAGAACAAAAGAAGACATTATTGACACATTAAATAAAGATAGTTTTAAATCAAAACCACATAATAGACAATCTCAAATAATAAATCTTATTCATCAAAGAGTAAGAGCGGCTTATCAGAACGCCAAAGACCCTGAAACAAAACAAAGGTTAAAAAGGGCTTATGATTATATTGAAAATGTAAAAGAAAAGTCAAAGGAAAAGACAATTAGATTACAGAAAGAAGGTTTGGATGATAAATGGACACACGGAGAAGATACGGTTACATTAAAACAATTGTTGAAGATTACCAAAGATATTCCTGTAACCAAAATGTCAACTAAAAAACTTATGAAACATGCTCTTCACGGGGATAATCCTGAGGAGATGAAAAAGGTTGACAAGACAAGTTTAAAATATCCTGTCCTTGTTTTGGTTAGTGATAAGGGTTTAATCAAATATATTCTTGATGGTCACCATAGAATACAGAAGGCGAACAAGTATGATATCAAAATGGTCAATGTAAAGTTAATTAAATTCAGTGAACTACCTAAAAACTTTAAAAAAGTTTTGGGTGGAGAGAAAGAAGAACAAACCGAGGGCGAACTAACCGAGAGGTGTTGGAAAGGATATACTCAAAAGGGTATGAAGACAATGTTTGGTAAGAGATACCCAAACTGTGTAAAGATAAAGAAATGAAACTACAAGAGAATATAAATAGGATTAAGGAAGTGATGGGGTTAAACGAAGTGTTTGATGACATCAAAGGGGTTCCGTTATATCATAAGACTTCAACAAACAGAGGATTAGATATAATCAATAGTGACGCATTAAGAGCGGGTTCATTACCATCAGGAGATTACTTATCATACGACAAACGATTAGCCAGAACAAAACATCAAAACGCAATATCCTTTACAAGAGATAAAAATTGGGTACCAGGTTATACGATAGGAATAGGATTGGAATCACCTTTGGAAGATTCAAATATGACCTTTGTTGTCGATAGAAATAAATTAAAAACAAAGTATAGGGTCGAACCATTCAATTACCAAGGAATTGAACCTGATTACGAACATCACAAGAAGAACGATGAATTGGAAGAACGTGTGATGACAAATGAAATATACCCATTACATCGTTATCTTATTGATATTATTTACACGGGGAATGACCCTGAAGTACAACAGCAAATAGACAATTATCTAAAAAATAATTAACGCCAGCCACACAACGACAGAAATTAATAATAACTTGGTTCGGGGTTGTAGAAACTAATACTTTGTAATGTATCGTGGGGATAAACGTATTTAAATAATTCTTTAACCTTTTGTTTTATTTCTGTTGTATCCAAATCAATGAGAACATCAGGTTTAATTCCCAAGAATATAGTATAATAGTATTTCCCTTCATTATCATAAGACACAACCTTAATATCGTTAATCATGGGGTATTCACCATCAATCATTCTGAGAATAATTCTTTTAAGGGTTTCGTTGTTTGTCATAATAATAAATATGTGGGGATAATAGATATTCAGTTCATTCACTTCTGTGGGTGAGGTTCGGGATAAACCCTCACACACCGCACATACGTTCATTCTCTGATTATCCATTATCGTAACGGATATTACAATAATCTACATTACGATAATTAAATCGTGAAGATATATTTGACTAACACAATCTTTATTCTATTTTTGAAAATGTATGAAAGATTTAATTTTTATTACAGCTTTTTGTCCAACAGAAGAACAAGAAAGAGTTTTGGAAAAATGTGTTGATTCGGTTTTACAATGTGGTAAAGATATTGCATTAATATCTCATTCACATATACCAATACATATTCAAAAAAAATGTCAATATTATCTTTATGACCATCTAAATGATACGTCCGATGATTATAATTTATTAGGGCATAATCATTTCAGTTTTAATAATCAAAAAATACAATCAAGATTTTTTAGTAAAACATTTTATGGATTTGCAATTTATAGAATGTTTTCAATGGTAAGTCAAATTGCCATAAATTTTGGATACGACAATATTCATCATATTGAATATGATTGTGAGTTATTAGATAAAACTTTGATTGATAAAAATAGTGATTATCTTAAAGAATACGATTCTGTTATATGTACAGATAATGGTAAAAAAGATGGATTTCTTTTTGGTTCCTTTAAGTCTTTTAAAGTAAGTTCATTACCTGAACATTTTAAAAACTATAATAGAGATTTCATTGAAAATGAAATGAAAGTACTTGAGCCAAAACAATTAGAATTCTTTACAAAAAATCTTTTCATGAATAACGGAAAGGTATTATTTCAAAATGAACCATCTGAGGATAAATTCAAAAGAGGTAAGGCATTTTACAATAGAAATTTACATTACACATTATATTACAACCCAATTGATTTAACCTTAAACATTTTTTATAATTCAATAAATGACAATGAAGAAAATATAGTTGTTATTGTTAATAAAGAAAAAGTAATTAATATTTCGGTTAAACCAAATCATTGGCATATAAGAAGTTTGGGAGTTTTTGACAATATAAATCATGTAAGAATAGACAATTTAAAAAAAGTTATATATGAAAAAACATTTGATGATAAGTTTAGAGAGGTTTTTAAAATAAAGGCATACATAATGGATATTGAATGAAAAAAATAATAAATTTCACACCAACAGGAACTCAAACCACAAGGAGTAATTCATTTGCACCATTAACACCAAATGAAATAATTGATTCAGTTTATGAGGCAAACGAGATTGGAATATCTATTGTTCATTTACATGCAAGAGATGAGGTTACATTAGAGAATACCTACAAGAAAGAAGTATATCAAAGGATAATAGAGGGGATAAAAATATATTGTCCTGAACTATTAATTTGTGTATCATTAACGGGAAGAAACTTTCCTGAGTTAGAAAAAAGGTCGGAGGTATTACAATTATATCCTGACATGGGTTCACTAACAATGTCATCATTAAACTTTCCATCAGGGACATCAATCAATCAACCTGAGATGATATTATCTTTAATCAATGAGATGGATAAGTATGGGGTTCAACCTGAGATAGAATGTTTTGATACAGGGATGTTAAACTATACAAATTACATTATTTCAAAGAACATATTACAGCCACCATATCACATCAATATCATATTAGGAAACATGTACAATGGTCAATGTGATTTGGGTACCTTATCAACAATCAAAAACAATCTACCATCAAACTCATTTACCTGTTTGGGTGGAATAGGTTCACAACAACTAAAGAGTACAACATACGGGTTATTAGATTTTGATGGAATTAGAATCGGGTTGGAAGATAATCTATATTACAAAGATAAGGTAAAGACAACAAATATGGAGTTATTAAAACGTGCCCATAGGATAATGAATGAGTTGGACATGAAACACTATACATCAAAAGAATTAAGAGAAAAAGGATATGGCAACAAAATTATTAATATTAGGTAAGGGGGATAATAACATTACGATGATATTGGATAACTTGTATTCACATAATACAAGACAACCTGATATTCACGTATACAATAATTTGAATCTACCAATCCTAAACACATTTGAACATGATAGATTTAATATTGAAATGTTTAACACGGTCAATATGGATGACTACGACTTGATGGCTCTTGGTGTATATCAACCATCACATAAGATAAAAATCGTGGAGACATTAAATCCTGATAAGAACAAATTCATGAATATAATTCATGATGGTTTGGATATCTCTTACACGAGTAAACTTGGTCGTGGACTTCTAATCAATTCAAAGGTATCAATTGCCGCACACACGACCATAGGAGACTTTGTATCAATCAACAGACATGTTTCCATAGGTCATCATACAAACGTCGGTGACTATTGTTCTATCAACCCAGGAGTTAACATTGCGGGAAACGTAACCATAGGAGAAGGAACAACAATAGGAATAGGTGCAAATATAATTGACGGGATAAAGATAGGAAAGAATTCCATAATAGGTGCAGGTTCAGTTGTAACAAAAGACATTCCCGATAATGTAATTGCTTACGGTAATCCATGTAAAATAATTAGAGACAATGAAACACAATCCATATAAGATAGTACAAATGTTTGAGGAGGAGATTGCCGAATATACGGGAGCTCCATACGCAGTGGCATTAGATAATTGCACTGATGCATTATTTTTATGTTGTACATACTTGAATGTGGAACATGTTACAATACCTAAGAAGACTTACTTATCGGTTCCACAGGCTGTAATGGCATCAGGGGGAAAACTATCTTTTGATGATGTGGAGTGGAAAGGGTTGTATCAATTAAAACCATACCCAATTTATGATTCAGCAAGAAGATTCACTTCAAATATGTATATACCAAATACATTCATGTGTTTATCGTTTCATCCCAAGAAGACACTAAAAATGAGAAAGGGTGGAATGATTCTAACTGATAATGAAGAAGCATACAAATGGTTTAAGAAAGCAAGACACGAAGGTAGAGATGAAATACCATATACCCAAGATAATATAAAGTTTATGGGATGGAATATGTATATGACACCACCTGATGCCGCAGAAGGATTGTGGTTAATGTCGTCAATGCCAAAGGATAATGAAGATACAATAGAGGATTATCCTGACCTAACAAGAAATGATTTATTCAAATTGTAGTCTATTATAAAAAAGTTTGGGGTTATTAATAATTGTGGTATCTTTGTATCTCACAAATAAAGACAACTTAAAACTATGACAGCTTTAGAACTAATCGAAAACGTGGAGATTTTAACTCAAGAACAGTATGAAATTGTAGATGCATACGACAAAGAGAATTCTACTAATTTAGTTTGGACTTATTTGAATAACATTGGTCCTGACTTTTATACAGGGATTACTCGTTGGTTAAACACTAACATATATTCAGAAGCGGATAAAGAAGAGTTTGATTTACAAAAGGAGATGGGTTATTAATTATCTAAAACTATGTGTATAAGACAATGCGTTCGTATTGAATACTCCATTTATAATAGTCAATAAAGGTACACTCCAAACATCCACACTTCCAAACAAACTCTCAAGCCTTTCATACATCTCATCAGATAATATAATGGTATCAAACTCTTTGTTATTTATATTAGGGGGATTATAACAAGGTTCAGGTAAATCACCTTTAAGTTCGGAAGGGTAATCACCATCATCATCGTAGTACTTACTATTAACCAATTTAAATAGATAATCGTTATATTCACTATCAGGTAGAACAAACCCTACAGCATAAGGGTCACAACAAACACCCATACCACAGTTAAATTCAGCCCAATCATAATAAGAATCATCAAATCCTTCAAATGACATATTAATGTAGTTGTGAATGACTTTAGTAAGTTTAGATTCTGTGATGGTTACTTTCATATGAAATAAATATAAGAGTATGTGGTTAATGTGAAACTAATTCACTCACTCCATGGGTGTCTACTTCGTGACACCATTCCCTTCGTTCATTCCTTTCACATTCCCCCACCTTATAACTTGTCCCCACCAAACGACAAGACATATGACATGTGATGTAGTGGTTAGATAATATATAGTATAAAAAGACAATATCCTACGGATAATAGATAACATACTATCTACGACCTAACCATATAGTGTGGGGAATGAGATGGACTCGTAAGATAAGACCTACGGTCTATGTTTATGTGAGTCCATTAGTCTCCCACTTATCACCACATGACTTGTCTCCACTATGAAGGGACATATAATATCCACCACGTATGGGGTTAAATAACCTATCGGTTCACTCCTATAGTCGGTCTTCGACACTCGTTGAAGGGGGATAAAATCCCTCTGTAACACTCACTACGTTCGTTTCACCGCCCATTACACTAGACACTCCTTTTTTATCTGGAAAACGTATATAGTAAAAATATGGTCCTCACACTATCGTCAGGGGGAAAAAAGTGGTCATTATACTATCCACATAACCATATCGGTGGTAAAAAGTGGGGGATAGTGTAGTGACAGGAATACCACAAAAGGGGGTCAGGGGATTATCCCCATGCTAACGCGTCCCCTGACATTTTGACAAATCCAAATTTTTACCCCTAAAGTTACCCACATCCCCAAACTTTTTATCCCCCTGTCATAGTGTCATGTGGAAAAGTATATTTGTGGATAAGTTTATTTTATGTGTTCCGTAACCCTAATCTGTTCACTTTGTTCACAATGTGAATATATTTATCCACATGGAAATAACTGTGGACACATTGTCATATGCAATGGACGTAATAGAGG